AAATTAAAAGGCTCCCCCTCAATGAGGCCCTCCAGCGCCTCGAGGCCGCCCGGCGGAACTGCCCGGGCAGCCTCTACGAGAGGCACCTGGAGCGGCACGTCCGGATCCTCTTGGCCGGACGGCGCTCCGCCAGCGCCTTCAAAAACATGAAGGCCTAGGGGGGAGCCTGACAATCCCCCCGGCATAGCGGCCTGATGCTGGCCGCATAGGCCCTAGGCGGGCCAGACTAGTAAGGGGGATGGAGTCGTGGTGAAGGCGACTATCAAGTTGCCTTCCGTCGAAGTTGGCTCCGGCTATTATCTGCACCCCGACCTTCGCTTCGGTGACCGAGTCCCTCCGGTAGCAGGCAGTGCGTTGAGGCCCCTCTGGGGCGGGGAGGGTGACCGCGGGAGGTCCGCGAGCGAGCATTTTGTAGGGCGAACCTGGAAAGAGGCCTTCGACAGGGCCGAAGCCTGGGCGAGGAACGAACTCAAGCCGCTCCTTGACGCCTTGGCGGCCAGAAAGGCCGCACTTGAAGCTGCTGAAGACTGATAAGGGGGGGGCGTGAGCCCCCTCTACAAATAGGAGGTGAACAATGCCAAACAAAAAGCCTGAGTGGCTGCTGCTATTGCGTAGCGGCCACCCGCTGATCTGGGTCGAAACTCAAGAAGAAGACCGCACAATCAGAACCATCCTGGCGACGTCACCCGGCTACCAAGTCGCAGCGTGGGATCTGGTCACCGGTCTCGTTGACCTTAAGACGCAACAAACGACACCAGTGCCTGATCCCCGCCGCGCGATAGAGGCTCTCAACACCATGCCAGAAGGATCCGTCCTCGTCGTCAAAGACGGCCACCGCATGGCAAAAGAGCTGCCGGTCTATCGCACCATCAAGAATAATTTGAAAGCTTGGAAGGCCACCGACCGGCACCTCGTCTTGCTCGCAATCGACAGAAACATCCCCAAAGAGCTGATGGATGAGACGCGACTCTATGAAGTTGCACTGCCAACCCCCGAGGAGCTGGTTGCCCTTGCAGAAGCGTTGGCAAGGGCCAATGCCACCGAAGAAGACAAGGAAGGAATACGCATCTCCCCCGGCGTGGGGCAAGCTGGGGCAGGTCTCACGTACCAGCAAGCCGAGGATGCCATCTGCCTGAGTCTATTGATGCATGGAGACGTGAGGGCAGAGGTGCTGGCGAACGCCAAACTGGAGGCGATCCGCAAGAGCTCGACTTTGGAGCTGTATGAGCCAGTTCCTCTGGACAATCTGGGGGGGCTGGATGCACTGAAGGCGTATTTGCTCGCACGCAGGCCAGCGTTTGAACACCCGAACGAGTACCCGCCCCTGCGCGGGATACTCCTCGTCGGTGCCCCGGGGTGCGGGAAAAGTCTCAGCGCAAAGGTAGCAGCGAACATATTGAGGACGCCCCTCATCCGTCTGGACATGGCGGCCCTGAAGGGATCACTCGTCGGTGAGAGCGAAGCGCGGCAGCGTGAGGCGTTCCGGCTCATCGATGCCGTGGCCGGACAGACGGGCATCGTGCTTTGGATAGACGAGATCGACAAGTTCATGTCCTCGGCCCAAACCCGCAGCGAATCCGCTACCCCCAACATGCTCTCTACATTGTTCACGTGGATGCAAGAAACAACCAGCCGCAAATATATAGTCGCAACGTGCAACGAGATTGAGCCCCTCGTCGAGGTAAGCCAAGGCGCTCTTTTGCGCAGATTCGATGATGTTTTTTATGTCTCGTTGCCCTCCGCCGTCGAAAGAGCAGAGATCATTAAAATCATGACGCGGCGATACCCAAGAGCCGCCGAAGCCCTGGCGTCGGTGGATCCCGCCCGGCTCGAAGGCTGGTCAGGAGCTGAAATCGAGAAGTTGGCGATCAACTGCATCTATGAAAACGTGGATGAGGCATTGCGCAACATCCACCCCGTGTCTATCGCAGCAGCAAACACCATACAGAAAATGGAGCAGTGGGCGAAGCAAAATGCGAGACCCGCCTCATCCCCTCTCCTCGCCAACGAGACGCAGCAGGGCAAACGAATCAGAGCAATCAAGGAGGTGTGATAATGCCGTGCTATTACTCAAACAAAGTCCAGCAAACCAAGATGACAGACCCCTTGCTCGTATTGCGAGCCGCAGGCCGCCTGGGACTGACGTGTCAACAGCGCGGGGCAACCGAATTGTATCTGCAAGGCGGAGGCCGACAGGCCGTGCTCAACACACAAGATGGACGCATGTCCGGCAATCTAGACCGCAGCACCGTGACGGCTTTAGAAGCATGGTACTCCGCCGAGATGCTCAAGGCGGAAGCCCAGGCGAGCGGCGCAGTGTGGGAGGAAATGTGGGACGAAGAACGCAACGAAATCACAATCCGGGTAACAGAATGGAGGTGAAGACATGAAAATCTTGGAAATCAAAATTAACACGCGCACAGGACAAATAGAAGGACGTAGCCTCTATGAAGAGCATATCCGCCCTGACCACATCGAGATGATGACCAAATTGTGGGGGCCATCCTTGACTATGATTTTCCAGGGCGAGCATGCCCATGACCACGAGCATGAGCACGAACATGAGGAGGTATGAAAATGACAAGCAAAATAGCACAGAGAGCCGTCATCGCAAGGGTGAACATCGGCAGATGGTCTCCCTGGAAGAAAGACAGGTCCCTGGCCAGTAGCGTAGCCGAAGAGAAAAAAGCAAATCCCAAAAAGCTGCATGCCAGCAAACAACTCGTCGATCGAGAAGCCGTGCGGGCGCTGAACCGCGTCCTCAATGAATGCTACATCTATCACAAGTCACATACCCTTCAAACTGGCACGGAAGGCGACAGGCTCTTACCGACCAGTCGCATTGCCGAGCACGAAGCACGGCTCATCGCATATCGAGATCGGGTTGAAGAACTGCTGTCCGAATTTCTTGAGGTCTATCCATCTTATGTACAGGAAGCCCGGCTGGAAGCGAAAGGGCTTGGGTTGCTATGGAGTGAATTCGACTACCCTAGCGCTGAGGAGTTGGCGCAAAAGTACTATATCAAGTGGAGGTATCTCCCGCTCCCCACCTCGGCTGAGGGATTGTCCGTCGGAAACGAGCAGTTACGGATGATCAACGAATACCTACAAGCCGAGTACGAGGAGATAGAACGGCAGGTTCGGGCGGACCTGTGGGTGCGGTTGTACGAACAAACCAGCTACATGGCAAGCAAACTTAGTAGCATCAGAGTCACCAAGGACGGAAATCAGGAGGGTGCGATATTTCGAGACTCATTGGTAAGCAATGTCAAAGAACTCGCTGATCTTATGGACAGTCTAAACGTGACCGACGATGCCGCTCTCTCCGGCGCGGCGCAGCGGATCAGAGAGGCGTTGACAAAGCACAATCCCGAAATACTCCGCACAAACAGAGTAGTGCGTGCGACAGTCGCCCGTGACGCTGAGACGATTGCTCACGAGGCTCTCGGTCAACTCCGAGCGATACGTAGAGACATGATCACCGAGCCGACCGAGTGCGCAGGGGATATCCCCAAGCGACTAATCATCCCCGTGTAGTAGTTTGGTATTGACAAACTCATGCGCCATGGAGTACCGTGGCGCATGAGGCTATGAGCGGGAGGAGGCAACCGATGAAAACATTGTTTTTTATGGTCGTCGGGCTAGGTGCATGTGTGGCACTCTGGACTTTCTTGAGCAAAAGGAGATAGTCATGTCAACCCCAGAACTCCCCAACAAGACCTCACAAGCGAACACATGCCCACAGATAAAGATTGAAGTCAAGAAAAACGACCAAGTGGTGTATGTCTGCACGTTACCTCTTGAATGGGACCACATTTCGTTTGACGTGGACCTACCACCGATTCTCAAAAAGCAGGCCATATGATATGAAAGGAGACGCCATGAAGACACTTACAACCCTCCTTGTCTTGATCGGATTCACCTTTGTCTATGACACCACCAGCGGTCGTGGCCTTGTCTATGTGAACAATAGTTCGCAAAGCGGGGTGTATCTGATCTACCCTGGCAACCACTGTGTGTTCTTCAGCGAGTCGCGCCCGCCGTTCTCCGAGAAATGCGATGAGACTATAGAAAGGTTCCAGAAGATGAACCCAAACGGGATCAAATCCAAAAGTTATATAGTCCCCGCAGAGGGGCCAAAATGACCCTCTGTTACTGTGGCCGCCAGGCCAAATGGGGCAGTAGTCGCTGCCCCCGATGCGAGGAGCGCTATGCGCTCTGGGAGGAAGAGGAGGAGGGCCAGCAGGCCATGGTCCACTGGCTTATGGCCCTCTGTGACAGGTACGAGGAGCAAGCGCTCTTAGAGCGCAGGGCTAAGAGGATCAAGGCCCTGGCCATAGGCGGGGCATTAGTGGTGGCTACCATAGCCGGGTACCTCGTCGTGGCAGTCTGGGAGATGCTATGAAGATAGCGTGACCCCACATGCGCCTTGCCGGTTGCTCACAGACCGGCCACCTCCATGACTCCGCGACCGGGTTTGGGAGTCTAATGCGGGGACACCCGGTACACCTGCTGAATAGAGAGGAGAAGATGAAAGTGAGGAGGGTTAAGGCAATGCTAATTGACACAGAGAAGCTGGAAGAGCAAGAGTTCGATTTGGGCAACGAAGAGCAGGGCATCTCGATTCTGGTATCCTCCAAGGGAATCGAGGTTGCCGCATGGTATGATTGCCTTATGAAGGTCAAGGGTGGCTTTATCCCTTGGAAGAAAATCATAGAAGAGCACGAGAAAGGGATGACCAATGCGCAAAAAGAAAAGCCTGATTGATACTAAGTTGTTCAGAAAGACCAAAACCAACTACACCTTTGGTAATTCAAGCGAAGGGATCGGGATCACTTTATCCCCCAAAGGCATTGAGGTGTGGGGGTGGTTCGACGGCATGGTGGGAATCGAAGGAGGGTTTGTCTCCTGGGAGAAAATCAAGGAGGATTGTGGAGGAGGAGAAGATGTTAATCATTCATCACAACGATGAAGATGGCAGGTGTTCTGCGGCAATAGTGTTCAATGCACTGCGGGATCTCTACACAATAGAATTCCACAGTGCAGACTATGGCCAGGATCCTCCTTGGGAGGAAATGGGCAGACACGGCAAGGTGTGGATAATAGATTTCTCATACCCACCGGAAGTGATGGCCCAGATTTATGAGGAGTATAAAGGCAACGCAATCTGGATAGACCATCATGTGACGGCTATTCAAAGCATCTGTCTCCCCTTCCCTGGGGGAAGGGCTACTTATGGCTCTGCCTGCCTTCTGACCTGGAACTATGCGCACCCTAGTTCCGCTACCCCAGGGACAGTGTTCCTCATCTCTCAATACGACACCGGTAACTTTACGCCGGAGTGCAAACAGTTTGTAAAGGGGCTCGAGATGCTCGACCAGAGCCCTACAGGTGAGCTCTGGCGTGATCTCCTGTTCTCGGAGACCCGGGAGCAAAGGGTAAAAGAGCTCATAAGTGCTGGTGAGTTACTAGTTCGCTACCAGCTTAGGCAGAATAGAAACACACTTGAGAAGTACGGCCACGTTGTGGAACTGAGCGGGCACCAGGCCATGAAAGTTAATGCCCCTATGAGAGCAGATGGTTTTGAAGCACTGAAGGAGTATGCGCCTGAGATCCCCATACTCTGGATATGGACAGAGTATCAGGCCGATGGCAAGACACTTCGGCGGAACATCCTCTACAGCGATAGTGTTGATGTAGGGGATATCGCCAAGAGTCTGGGAGGCGGCGGGCATAAAGGGGCTGCCGGATTCGTGGAGATTTTAACCAACGAGAGGTAACTAAAAAGAGAGGAGGGTTAAGGCAATGCTAATTGACACAGAAAAGCTAATGGAGCACGTATTCGATCTCGGCAACGAAGAGGAGGGCATCGGGGTTCGGGTGTCCCCAAAAGGAATTGAGGTTGCGGGATGGCACGATACTTTCCTAGAGGTCAAGGGGGGCTTTATCTCTTGGAAGAAAATCATAGCAGAGTGTCTGGAGGTAACCGAGCCATGATCAGCGAAGATCTCACCTATGTGCTGGACAGTATCAACCTTCTATTTGGTGACCCGAATAGGGTAGCTCTGGTATTTCGCCAATGGGACCTAGATCCAGAGGGTCTCTTACAAGTGGTTAATTCGGTCACTGGTGTTGCTGTGTCCCCTCCGATGAGGCCTCACGAGTTGAAGGACTACCTCTTGGGGTTCAGTGAGGGCCTCAGGTGGCAGTCCAGTGTGCGGGGCAGGTACTCATTCATCAAGACCGGCAGTGATGACTACGCTGCCGACAAAGGAGAGTAGAGTAGAATGAGCACATCACTACCAGCTATAACTCCTGATATTTGCAAGGTCTGTGCAAATTATGACTGGGATTATGATGAGTGGAAAGACCTAATCTACCGCTATTGCACCAAGAAGGTTTGGTTCCCTACCAGGAAAAAGACATGTGCCAGATGGAAAGCACTAACTACTACCGAGAAGGAGAAAGAAAGATGATTACGCTACCAAAAAAGGAGAATGTTCAAACAGACTGGAATGCCACAATACCTCCTCCTCCAGTTTACACTTGCACGTGTAGACTAGGCACAGGGACGTTAATAAGAACTGCACCAAGTACCGGAACACCTCTACCATCCGGGCCCCAGGTAATCAGTGGGGGCAAAGGAGGGCACAGATGAGTGACTTGCTCATTGCAGCCATACTTTTCACCCTGCCCCTTGCTCTGGTGGCAGCAGGTGTAGATATACTGTGGCCGATTTTCTCAAGACGAGGGAGAATCCTCTTGATTGCCACCTCTGCAGTGGCGGTAGCAGGGTGGTGGTGGATAATCTGGTGACTCTCCCGCCCTCTTCAAGAGGGCGGCAAATTCGCCTGACCTCGCCGGGGCTGGCCAATACCGGTGGGGCACTTGTACCTGGGGGCAAAGTGAACCGGAGGGGAAATATAATCTCTCGAATCAGCCCAACTAGCTCTCCCCATCCCCAGGTGGGGAGACAATCAAATAGAACAGATAGGAGGCCAAAATGCCTACGCTAGAAGAACTCAGCGAGAAAAGGTTCCTGCCAGCCGCCGCAGAAGATAGAGCCGAGGAGCTGATTGCAAAGCTAGATCGGAACGTCGCAGGCGAAGTGATGAAGATCATTGACAAAATAGCTTTGTGGGTGGTCCCCGTTCCCGCTTACAACGGCGGACGGTGCCGCCTCTGTTCCAGCAGGGAATCTGTGGCCCTGGAATTCCGCACCTCCCAAGTGAAAGTCAAGGTCCTTGGTCTTTGTCAGATGTGTCTGGAAAACTTGAAAGGAGACAGAGGAGACCAGTCGTGATCAGCGAAATTCACCAAAGCAGTTTGAACATGATCTTGCGATGTGGCGAACAATTCCGACGTCGGTATTTGGAGGGCGATATTATTCCGCCCTCGGTTGCCGCCGCGAGGGGCACTGGCGTCCACAAAGCCAGCCAAGTGAATTTGCGGAACAAAATCCGCACAAAAGAAGACCTGCCGCTGGCTGACCTTCTAGATGCAGCTCGGGACGGGTATGTCAATGCGTTGAAAGAGGGGGTATATCTCCCGAAAGAAGACCAACCCTCAAAGAAAAGGATTCTTAACAATGGTTTGGAAGACGCATTGAGATGCACCCGGGTATACAGAGAAAAGGTGGCCCCGAATCTAGATCCTAAGCTCGTAGAAGAACCGTTTCTCATTAACTTGAATTTGGAGTTGCCGCTTGCTGGGACCATCGACTTCGTGACCGTCAACAATGTGTTGGGAGATCTCAAGACTTCCGAACGCTCCTGGTCTTCTACCCGTGCGCAAGAAGAAATCCAGCCGATCTTCTATTCGCTTGCGTACGAGCATCTTTACGGTACCCGACCACGATTCCTCTACTTTATCCTGTTGGCTAGGCGCGACAAGGATGGCGCGCCTAGCTCTGAAACCTGGCAGGTGGAGGATGTCGAAGTGTTAGACAAGCATTACGCAGCTTTGCTCGCAAAGATCAGTTTGATGATCCGCATGCTGCGAGCGGCTGTTTTTCCTCCGGCATTGCCGACTTCCTGGTGGTGCTCGGAGCGTTGGTGCGGATACTACACTACGTGTCCGTATGTCGGAAACGTTTTGCCCGGCAAGTGGGTATAAACCAAACAGGAGGAAGGAATCATGGCAGAAGATGATCGTAAGAATTATTTGGACCCGGACGTCTTGGATGCCATCCAGCCCTACGAGGGCGCGAAGTTGGCCTCCGAGACAACGGCCATGATGGGGGTTGTGGGTGCTGGCGCGGCGTTGCAGCAGGTGAAAACCAGCTACACAACTGCTGTAGCTGTCCAGAAACCTCGTAGCCTTCCCAAAGTAGTTGCTGCTGTCCTGGAGGAGGCTACATTCGCCGGAAGCTCTTTCTATTACGGGTGGGTCGTGAAGAACAAGAAAACAGGCCGCGAAAGCAAAATTGAGGGCGGGTCAATCGACCTCGCCATGGCCATGGCAAGAAATTACGGGAATGCGGCGATCGAGGTCGAAGTTACCGAAACTCCTACTCATTATCTCTTCAAAGGGATTTTCGTCGATTTGGAAACCGGGTTCACGTGTCCACGGCTTTTCCGGCAACGGAAAGGTCAGAACATCGGCATGGATGCCGACGCCGACCGGGCCGAGGACATTGTGTTCCAAATCGGGCAAAGCAAAGCAATCCGCAATGCGGTGCTCCGGGCAATGCCGGAATGGCTAGAAAAACAGGCGATTGAGGCCGCTAAGCGTGCAGAACTAAAGAAGATTCGTCCCGAGAATCTAGTTTTGAGTCGCGCTCAAATCTTGAACTTCTTTGCGCCTTGGGGCGTGACCCAAGATCGCATAGAGAACACCCTGGGCAAGAAAATCGAGACATGGGGACCGGAGGATATTGTCCAACTCCGTGGCATGGCAACGGCATTGAAGGAAAGTCGAGTGTCTCCCACCGAGTTGTTCCCGCCGGTCGAAGAAGAACCCGCAAGCCAAGAACGAGAGCAGAAACAGCAGGAAACAGCTAGACTTCCTCAGCCGCGTGACGAAATGCCACCAGAGATGTCAGCACCTGCTGCGACGAGACGAAGGAAGTCATCCCGGCAGAAGCTGGAAGAAGAACAAGGCAAGCCAGCCACAACCATAGAGCCACAGCCACTTCCCGAAGAAGATGAGTGGGTTCCTCCAGAAGAAGAAGATCTGGCGGGAGAAGAATCCTACATAGTACCGGAGCCCGAAGATCTTATCACCAAAACTCCTGCTCCACAGAGAGGCAGCCAGCGTTCTTCGTCAGCAACGCGACCAGTAGGAGGATCGCTCTTTGATGATAGACCCAAGCCGGTAATGCCTGCATCGGCTCCTCCGTCACCTCGACGGAATGAGTTCGCCGAAGTCCAGGCGAGGATCGACGCACTGACTAAGGTGGACGAAGAGCTGTATCGGAAAATTTGCAGGGAGATGAACATGTGGCCGATGTCAATCGCCGCCATCGAAAAAGTGGAAGCTGAGTTCAAAAAAAAGTTGCTCGAAAAGAAGAAGAGTAGCCCGGCGGAATTCTAGCTGAGCAACAACGTTTTTCTCTTTTGAAGGCCGTCGGATTGCCCGGCTGGGGAGTACGCGCCTCCCCAGCCAGATGGGTTCCGGGGCGAAGAAGCCGGACGAAGACGGCCAGCGCGTGTTTTTTATTCCTGCGCTATAGCCAATTCTCTCTTGGTCGGCCTTGCCATATCCAGAAGTTGTCTTCGCAAACTTTGTTTGGTGATTACCGGGACATAGTTGGTGTAGCCTCCTTGGACTACCTCTTCATTGTATCTGGCGATAGCATCCCACAGCTCATCAAGAGCAACGTCTTGGCCGGAGAGATACGCTCTGTACTCTTCGTACAGATCATTTCGACGCTCCGAAAAAGCTGAAGCTTGACGCTTCGCCTCCCATTGCCGCTCTTGCAACATCGCCCTCTCGGCTGAACGGAATCCCAACAACCTCAACACGGTAGCACCAGTACCCGGCAAGTACGGATAACCATTCTCGTCCCAGACTCGATTGCCCGTCTTCGTGACAGCACCGTTCAGTTCCCGAATCGCACGGAAGATGTTCGCAACTCCCACCGGGAGCACGGTCTCGGCAACCCGTACGGGCTGTCCTGTCATCCAGTAGTGGTACGCATCGGCAATGTCGCCTGCCACGCCACCCAATGCGCCGGTCAGCTCACGCAGATTCTTGGGCACGGCGGGGTCAAAAGCCAAAGAGCCAGAGATGTCAGCCCCTGCCGCCCCCACAAGGCCGTATCGGACAGTTTGCTCTCCATACGGCCCCAAGTTGTCCCGCACCTGGTCCCACCACCACTTTTCGGGATCCCGATCCGTGAAGGGGGCCAAGATGGCTTTCAGAATGGTCCAACCGATGACTGCGAACGGCGTACTCATAGCGCCGCCTATGACAGCCTGGGAGCTCAACGCCCACGCGAAGGCTCTATAGTTTTTCTTTTTCAATCCCAAGTCGTACAGCATTTGGGAGTAATTGTGACCAAATTTCATGTACACGTAATAAGCCTGCGAAACTCGCGCCAGGGGATTGGTCCCCTGCGCTATCGCTGGGAGAGTCGCCCTTCCATATATGCCATGTGCTTTTTCCATGCACTCCCGCGCCTTGTACGCGGCGCTGGCGTGATCTGCCCCCAGACGCCTGGCAACTCTGTAAGCTGCCAACATGGTTGCCCCACGGTTTAGCTGTTCCGTCTTGGAGAACAGGAAGAGAGCGCCATCGACGGCCATGCGGAAACGCCTGCCCAAAGCGCCTTGGATGGCCCCACTCGCATCCTGGATGTATTGCGGATTGTCCCATTGCCTCCGCTGTATGGCATCCAGGAGGGCCATTTCGTCATTAGTCAAACCCGTACGCTTTTTCTTGGTCATCCACCTGCCGTAATCCCGCAGGGCGACTGCCACTTCCTTGACAACTCTTGTAAAAGGCACCTTGCCGCCGCCGACGTACTCGTGGATGGAAGCCGGGACCGTGGTGGCCATGGCAGTCAAGTTGACAAAAGGAGCCCGGACATTGGGAAGTCCGAGGTATTTCAAAGTGGCAATCGCTTTTGCCATGCCGATGAAGCGATCAACACCGTCCGAGTTCCGCAACTGTTCCGCGATATATCGTTGAGCCATCTGATAGGCTCGTGGCTCTTTGGCAGGATCAATGCCCCCGATCCGTTTGCCGTTTTCATCCCAACTCCCATTCAGAGTCACTATCATTTGGTAAGCCGCTTCTGACTTTGCGATACCTGCGGAAATGTTGCTGGTGTAGCGTACATATCGCTCAAGCGGATCTTCAATATAACCTTTGACCACCGGGCCTGGTCGCCTGCGAATTCGATGCGAACGATAGCCACGGGCCATAATCTCCCTGGCGACCTCTTCCAACAGATCCTTGCGGAAAGCAAGAAAGAGGTCGGGATCCTTCTTCTCCAGGCCCGCAGCAGCTCTGTCGATTAAGGCCTGGGTGTCCATAACTTTGATGTGTTCATAAACTTCTTCCGGTAGCCGTCGGACTTCCTGTACTGCATCTACTTCCCAGCCTTCACGTTGGAGCCGAAGTCGCGTTCGTTCCGCAGCGAATCGGTTAGTCTCGTGATACCGTATCTCGTTTTTGCCCTTTGTGCCTTTTACTACCCATCCCCCCGCCCTAATGCGGGGAGCGTAGGTGCCCTTGAGCTTGCCCATTTCGGCCAGGACTTGTTTGAGTGTCAGAGATCTGCCTTGTCCTGTGACAAATTCCTTGATGTCCACAGCCTCCAACCGAGCTTGTAGCTTTTGTTTCAGCTTTGGCGGGAATTGCGACATCGCTACTTCAATGGCTTTTCCCCGTTTCGCTTTTTTTAAGACAGCTTTGAGATTCTCGGGGGCCAATTCCATGGCGATCCGATGCGCTTCCTTCTCTTTGAGCATGTCCAAAAGCTCGTTGAAAGGAGCCATCTGCAATTCCAAGGCTCTATCATAAGCAGCCCTGTGGGCTTTCCATACTGCTATTACCTGGTCGCTCACCCCTTTTTTGCGCCAATACTCCTCCTGGGCATCCATGGCCTCCTCTGGGGTCATGGTCCCCTTGTTGAACTGCGTGTCGCCGTACTCCAACATATCCATTAACTGCTTGTATTCTTTACTCGTCTTGCCCATCAAGATTTCTTTTCGAGTGAGGCCTTTCGTTTTGAGCTGGTTAGTCGCCTCGGTAACAGAGTTGGTCTCCGTCCCAAGAGCGACAGTCCCCTCGTCTATCTCGCGGAAGATCTCCACCACACGATCCGTCCTTGCATGGGCGGCTCGGAAAACTCCGCGCAAGACTTCATGGTCCCACCACTCTGCAGTCCGTAACAACTGTTCGAGGAAAGAGCCTGTGGGCAGGTTAGACGGTAGATAAGACTTCAACGTTCTGGCCATCGTCACCAAGAATGCCTCTGCATCGGCCTGGATCCTAGCCGTTGCAACCTTGAGATGGTCGGGAGGCTGACTTTCTTCTTTTGGTTCTATTGGCTTGCGAACCGCATCGAAAGGATTGGTTCGGAGGGCGGCGAGCCGTTCCGTGAGCTTCGTTTGCTCCTCAGTCATAAGCTGGAAGCCGCCCGCACGGAGGAACTTTTGCGTCGTGACCTTTCGCTCGAATATCTCACCACTTTCAATCTTGCGGACGACACTTCTGGCCGTAGGCTGGCGAGTAAGTGCCGTAAGCAATCTATCTGCCCAATCGCTGATCTTCGTCAAGATCCTTCCAATAATGCCTTCGGGAAAGCGTCTCTCAAATAGCTTCTGAGCAATGTAGTTGGCTCTATCCTCAGATCCACCGATGGCTTTTGGGTTGAGTGTTTTGTACTTCCCTTCTCGATGAAGCTTGCGGATCTCGTTGCGCAAAGCAGCCACTTCGAGATCGTTTAGTAGTCCGATATCTTCCAGCCAATGGGTCACCTCGTGGCCGAGAACGATGATGGGATGCGACTTCGCTTGCTTCGACAATCTAATGGTGCCCGCCTTGTATGTTCCAGATATGATGGTGGTAGTCTTGTCGAATTTTTTACCATAAGCGATTTCGAAGCTGACATTAGAACTTGATATTTTTTCGACGGTGCGTATTTCAACATAGTCGCCATTCTTAGTCTGAACAACAATCGAACCGGCAGAGGTCCTGAAAACTTTCTGGCCCTTAAAAAACTGTTTGGCTTCATCAAGGCTGAGCATCTCTGCGACGGGCCGTGGTCCGCTGGTTTCCTCAGCCATTGGCTCTGCCTCGCCCTTGCCCCGCTCTTCCTCATTCAGGATCTCAATCACCGTGTCCGAGGGATCCATATCTGCCCGAGACGCGGCTAGTTCTTCTTCAGTGGGCTTTACGATAAACTCACTTACGTCAATGTCATAGATTAGCCTCCCGTCACGCACCTCAACCGTGTTGCCCCGCTCGGATCTCCATTGCCGTTCGGCTTCTGCCTGTCGGCGAACCAACTCTTCTGTAACCTGTTGTAGCCTCGCCTTTGCCTGGGACAGTTCGTCGAGATCAAAAGTCTTGGCCATTTCTTGCTGCAATGCGCTGCGTTCTCGTTCTAGGCTCTGAATCGCCTCTTGGGCTTCAGCAATTCGTTTTTGAACGGACTCTCGGTAGTAGTTAATGTTTGAGGCAAGGCTGAAGGTGTCTGTGATCTGAGCTACAAACCCACTGTTCGCGTTGGTTTTCAAGATAACTTCGTATGTCTTATCAGATGGGTCGATCTTCAGATAAAGACTGGCAGTCTGCCCTTCAAGAGGGACAAATTTTTGAACCTCTTTCTGCTTTTCCACCTGCCTCGTCTTTTTGATTTCTTTGCCCTCAACCGTCTCTACATATGGTTCCTCTTCCAGATAGCTGACTTTCTCCGTCACTATTTGGCCGACTTCGCCAAACTTGTGTTCTAGCTTTGTGCCAGCCTTGAACAACTTGACAAGATCTCGAACAATCTTGTTGATTTCTGGACCGTGCTTCTCTATGGAGTAGAAGTCGCGTAGTTTGCTCTTCGTGCCAGCAGCTACGTCATGGCCAAGGAATTTGTCGGGGATCCTAACCGCTTTGATCTTATCTAAAATGTCAAGTGACTCACCGCCAAACTCTATCTTTCTTTTCGCAGTCTCTATGTCCGCGTCTATTTCGTGATCGAGCCTTCGCTTTGCCTGGGCACGCTTTCTCAGAAACCACTGGTATTCGTTATCGAGTTGCCGCACCCTGGCCTCTAGGTCAATTTTCTCTTTGGCCAAGGGATCATTGGCGAGCAAGGCTACCATCTCCTCTGCCTGGATGGCCTCTTGGGAGATGTCTTCCACCTCTCTCGGGACTGCTCCAGTGCTCAACACTTGGCTGAGCACACGCTCTTTCATGGCAATCTTGTCCCACATGAAGGCGTCTATGGTGCCCTCGGTACCATAATTGTATATCTCTATCTCTTTAATCCGGTTACCCCAGCGCCACCCTCTGCCGTTGCGCTGGGCGTAGTTGGAATAGTTCCAATCCACATCTAGATGGTGGATGGCTGACACTCTTTGCTGGATGTTCAGGCCAATGCCCAAAAGCGGCGTACTACCGATGACCACTCGGACTTGGCCGTTGTTGATCCGGCGATGCAATCGTTTTACCTCATCTTCCTTCGTATACTCATGGACAATTGCTATCTGTTCCGCCGGGATACCTCCGGCAATCAGCTTGTCCCGCAAGTCATGATAGACTGAGAACCCCGAGCCCTTCGGAGTGCCTCTGTCGGAGAAGACGAGTTGAACATGTTTCGCTTCCTCATAGTCTTCTCCAGTGGACCAATCGATAGCTGGTCGTTTTTCTTTGTAGATTTCCAAGATTTTCTTAACTGCGTAGTTCGTCTTGGTGTCTTTGTAGTCGTGTTCATCCGGGAACAAAAGCCGGGGGTCCATTGCCATCAGACGAGCGTGAGTTGCAATTACAAGGATGTTGTCGGGCTTGTCGTTGTATTTGGCCTCGAGCGGGTTGAGCCTAACGGCCATAGCTCGCTGCTTGAGGATTTCTTGATATGCCTTCACAGCCGGATTTGGAGGAACAGTGACCGCAATCGGCTTTCCACCTTTGATCTCCGGTCTTTTGAGTTTCTTTCCAAGCGCCACAACGTCATCGAACTTGACTATGTCGAGCACCTGTCTCGTGAGATCCATAAGCTCAGGAAGGTTGATGAAACGCTGGAATCTCGTGGCTTCACGATAGCCCCCTCCCTCAATAGCCGGTTCCGTCTCCCGCGCGATTGTGCCAAAGGTATTCGCCCAGGCGTCGAACGCAGTCAGTCCCCTGTTTTCAAGTTCTGGGTACTGCAGGTACCTGGAAATTGTGTAGAGTTCCCCAACACTGTTCGTCAAAGGCGTACCTGATGCGAACAGCACGCCTCGACCGTAGCGACCCAACAGGTATTGTGTCTTCGCAAAGAGGTCCATTGACCTGTGAGAACCAGTCGGGTTGATGCCTTTGACGTTTTTGAGATTCGTGAAAAATGCCAAGTTTTTGTAAGCATGGGCTTCATCTACTACCAGCATATCAATGCCGAGCTTGTCGAACGTCGGAACGTCGTCCCTTTCCATATCCAAATACCGTTGGAGTTGGGCTCTAAGCCTCAGCAAAGCCTTTTCGACGAGACGAAGTTGCTTGCCACCTCTCACGCCTGAATTCTTAGCCTGCGTTAAGTAGCTTTCAAGCTTCTCTGCTTCATTGCGAACAAACTCAGCTCGCATTTCAGGTGAAAGCGGGATCTTCGCAAAAGACTCCCGAGTGAGGACCACGGCGTCATATTGATCCGTCGCCAACCGTCCTAGCGCCTGCTTGCGCTTGGCCTTGTCGCCGGGCACCTCAAGGTAGAGCACTCGTGCGCCGGGATAAAGCCTGCTAAATGCCGCACGTATATCGGGGACGGTTTTTTTCTCGACAACCATAACCGCACGTTTATGCAAGCGCAACCGTTTGCTTTCCATAATCGCAGCTATCATGGTATAAGTCTTGCCCGTCCCCACTTCATGGGCCAGGTATAAGCGACCGGAGCGCAGGTATCTGTAAACAGCAGCTTTCTGATGGGGCCTGAGTGAGATTAGCTCGTTGGGGACCTTTCCGGGGAACGCAAGATGCTCGCCGTTCCATTGCGCTGCCACAAATGTTCTGAATCGTTTATTGTATCGTTCGGCCTCCCCTCGGGCTATCTGGGTATTTTTCGATTTCAACAGCCAAGCACGGAATTCCTCCCTGATCCGTTGCATTCGCTGTATCGCCAGCTCTGTCGCAGCTCTATCTATCGCGGGCCTTGTGCCTGCGCCAGTTGACGGTTCTCGAACTACTGGCGTCTTTCCATTGAGAATCGCATCCAGTAGGTCAAAAAAGTCAAGCCGCCCACCAGATTCCCCGACCACTCCCCACACATGAGTGGATTCATAGCTATTCCGAGCCATGTCTCGGTAATAGTTGGCATTGCGCCTGGTGTACCCGCTTGTGAAGTCAATGCTCCACGACCCCAGCGCCTCACACCTAGTGACACGCACGTTCTGCGCACCGGGGATCAAATCTTCGATAAAAGCCACAATTGTCTCCGGTGATAGGTAACTCGCTCCCAATTGCCACCTGATCTCTTCCGGTGGCAAGGGGTCAGGCAAGACCGCCTGGAGCGCTTTCACGTTTCGCTCGAATGCCGGATCCAATTTGGCTGCTGCTTCTGCCACCTGAAGCTTCGCGGCGACATCACCTGAGAGATATTCCTCTTTGGTGATCCAACCTCTTTGCGGGTCATCGAAGATCTTGTCGCCAAGTGCTTGAACAAGTCGATTCTGATCCATTCCAGCGAGCTGCGACATATAAGCGAGATCCACACGACCACGCCACCCCAAGGAGATCAGAAGCGCTTCGTCAGCGTCTTTGGCAGTGGTTGGAGGACTTGGTGCCAAAGTGTTTTCTGTAAAAATCGCGGCTAAGGATTCGACTTTGCCTGTGACCTCATCGTATTCTTCTAAACCAAGAAGCAAATATGCATCTGGATCCTTTGCGAAAAGTCTTACGTTTTTCACGTTGTTAAGTGGGCCGTACTTTTTCACAAACGCATCGTAGAGTTTGCGAAGCTGAGCTCGCTCCGCAGAAATCGTAACTTCAGGTTGCCGTTCTCCTTGGAGTCGGAGAAGCTTATGAACCTGGTCACGGATTTGTACCATGCCCTTTACGCGGGCTTCTGCTTCTTTGCCCGTTCGGCCACCAGCGTCTTTGTAAAGAACGGGGGCACCGCTTTCATTCACGTAAACCTTGCCGTCTCTGATGAAATAGGCACCATCCCGGATCTCACCTTCTTTGACTATGCCCGCAAGGGGGTCAAAATCCATTTCCCTATCTTTCATGAATATCCCGGCGGGCAAGGTTTCCGCAATGCGCTCCAACTGTTCACCGATGTTGTCCAAAGACCCAATCGTGATTGTTCGATTTTGACCGGGATTGAATCCTATTTTGCCCAACACATGAGTTGACTTCTCGAAGAAATAATTATTGATACGCGCCTCGGCCTTGCCAGTTATCTCGGTGTGAAGCGTCCCGCTTTCATACACATAGGGTAGCCTTTCAGTCCTGGTCTGGATCCAATCGGGGGTCGCTGGCAATTCAGGCAAATCAGTTCCTTTTTTCCTGAAAATTAACAAGTCCGCGCCAGCTTCTGCATCAGCGAAGATGCCATTGGGAAGTCGGATGGCGGCCACTAGGTCTGCCTTCCGACTGAACATTTCCCTGGCAGAAGTGTCCTGGGTGTCCATGGTGTAAGTCGAAGTCAACGTTACCAGAAGACCGCCAGGCTTGAGCAAGTCCAAGCTTTTGTTGATGAAATAGTTATGAAGGTTAAGCTTGCCCCCTGGATTGTGTAGCGGATCGTAGGGTCCTATCTCGTGAAACGGCACGTTGCCTACGACCAGGTCATAGTATTCAAGCGGCATAGCCGCTTCCTCGAAAGGCGAATTCAATATCGTCCGGGTTTGATAAAGCTGGGCGGCTATCTTCGCCGTGACCGGATCAAGTTCGACACCCACGACAGATGAAAGATCTCGCATGGGTTCGGGCATCATTCCTATGATATGACCACTTCCAGCTGCTGGCTCAAGGACGCGACCTCCACGGAAGCCCAGCCGTTGAACCATATCCCACATCTGAGATATCACTTCAGGCGGCGTATAGTAGGCCGTCAGTGAACTCTCTCTTGCAGAAGACAACTCATCGGGAGTCAGGATGTTCCGAAGAACTTCCGATCTGTTTCTCCATTGCTCGGTTGGATAGTGGGCAAGGGCCGGGCCTAAACCACCCCAGCCTGAAAACTTCACGAGGATGGCCTGTTCCTCTTCCGTGGCAAGTCGATTCTCGGCTTCTAGCTTGCGTAGAATGCGAATCGCGGCAAGATTGTCTTGAAACCGTTTTGCAAGACTGCGTCCTTGGTCAATGTCTCCTTGCTTGATGGTGTAGTCTTTCCGTTGGGCCTTCTGGACATCTTTGAGGGCTTTTTCCCCTTCCGCATCTAGGCTTCCTCGAACATTTGGTCCAATTGGGGCATGACCAGTTCCTCCGCGAACAGTGGATTCACCCCCTGGCGCGATATCAGGTCCGCCAGGGCGTCCGCCCCCCTGTCCGAGATTTCCGTCGCCAACTGGCGCAACGACCCCTCCTCCAGGTTTTTTACCTTCGTCGGATACTTCTCCTTCCACCTCTCCAGCAAAGCTCTCTCTCCAATCCCGTAAGTCGCCATCTTTCACCTCCACGGTGACAATGGTGGTCCTTCCTTCTAATTTGACCGGTATCAGCCCGTAAGATATTACTTGTTCTGTTTTTAACGGGCTGGCATACCCTACCGCGCCTTTGATCTCTGAGTCTTCGCGCTGGCCCTCGCGGCGATAGTCATCGTCAAAGGCTTCATAGTTTGGGGGCTGCATTGCCTCTCCCCGTGTTGAAACCGTATAAGCGTACCAGTAGAGATCGTTCTGGGAGGGTTTTCCTTGGTAAATGGCCCGCAAGATTGAGTCCAGCTTTTCCTCTATCCGTTTCATTGCTTCCCGCACTTCGATGTCGATCTGGACAGTGACTGGGACATAATCAGCGGAAAGTCGGGGCACGCCGTCTTCTCCCCATTCGATCGAAGAAAAGAACCGATCGAACAAACCATCGAAGTATTCACTTTCCTCCTGGCTTGGATAGGCGTCTGGCTGGTTGAAATGCTCCTTTACAAACCCGGGGGAAACGAAAGCCTTGTCTACTAAGTAAGCATTGTCTGCGTCTAGCTTTCTCGAAACCCACGCCTCAAAGGCACGGGCGAACATCTCTTCTTTCTTTGACCAGTACTTGCCTTCAACATTCTTGTCCAGTGCGAGCGCATTCTTGAAAAATGCAGTCTTTGACTTATACCTGCCCGGGTATTGAAGCAAGTTCTTCGCTGCCTCGATTCTATCGGCTTGAGAAGCGTGGCCCCAGAGGCCTCGAAGTATTTGGTCAACGTCTCGCTCAACGCTGTCTATATCCTCTCGGGCTTTCAACGCCTCCATCAGATCGTCGAAAGGCGAGTAGGAACGATACTTGTAGTTGGTATTGTTTTCCAAAGTAATGGTTCGAGAACCCATATAATGGAGAGCATGGCCCCATTCATGAGCAAGGCTTCCATCGCCCCTCGTCTTGGTTAGATTGATGACATGGTTGCCCGGCTCATAATGCGCAGCAGCTTTTCCATGTCCACGGCTACCGAAGGCCAATCCCAATTGAAATGCAGTTCCAGCTCCTAGACCAATGCCACGTTGCGGGGCTCCGATCGCCTCAGCCAGCATGGCCAAAGAATCGTAGGCTAAGTTGACACTCTGCTGGCGATGGGTGGCTTCCGTCCACTCACCGAATTCGACACCGCGCAACCCGTACGTTTTTATCAGATCATCGCCAGCCACGTTTTTGCCGTCTCTGTATTTGGCTGGTGTGGTGATCTGCATCAGCGGGGTAGACACTCGCTCAATCGGTTGGGGGCCTACAATCTCAACCTGTTCCTTCTCGACAAAGCTATCGTAAGAGTCAAAGGATCTGAACAATCTGTAGACCCTTCCTGTTAGGGCCTTGTAAAGTAACTTTCCGTAGTCGGTGAGCTCAGCCTCAATTTGCTCTGCATTCCCGGAGAGTAGCGTCTGGAAGCGGCCAGAAGGAGCATGTTTCTCCTTGTCCGACAAGAGATTTTCTTTCAGGGACTGAAAAGCTTCTTCAACGCTTACAGCCTTGGAGAAGATATCGCTTAAGCGTTCTATCGCTGCTTGGTATTCGGCTGCGCCTTCCAGGAACCAGTCTTTGTACTTTCTGCCCCCATATTTGGGACTAATTTCCTCACTCTGGAGCTTAGTTGCAATAAGGTCGAGGAAGGGCGCACTCCACCTAGTTTTGGACATTCGGTATGCTCCGGCCATCCTTGCGGCTATTTCTGTAAACGTGGGAACTGTGGCACTCACAAACTCCGCGTACCTCTTGAGGCCCGGAGAAGCTACCTCGGCGAATTGAGGCTTGAATGTCTTTCGTTTTCCAACTATAGACAGCACTTCTCCCACCCAGTCCAGCGTGTTTCTGCCTTGGGTTCGTTCGTCGATCATAAGGCGAATGGCTTCGGCATTCTCTCGCGGATCCTTTGAGGACCTCTTGCCCGCCATTTTCTCACCGGCATCAATCAGCTTTTCGACTTTGGTCCCTTTTGGTTTTTTTTCTTCCTTTGGTTTGCCCTCTTCCCCAACTCGGATGATGCCCTCACCTTCTTCACCCCCTGGCGCTACGGGCTTGGCTTCTTCTCTCTTGCGTCCCCCGGGCAGTTCCTCCTTCGCGAATTTTTTGAAATATGGCAGACCCTTCTCGCCCAGCAGATGGACCGCAAGCGAAACGAACTCTTTCATCGCCATCCCGGCTTCGACAGCTTTGTCATACATCTCCCAGAGCTTGTCGCGTACCTTTTCCCACTTTGCAGGATCCACTTCTTCAAATGAAACGGAACCTCTTTCCCCTCCGATGATTTCAGAAATTTCTTTGGCAATGCGCCGCATGTCAGTAAGAGCGTCGCGCACGGCCTTTTTCTTTTCCTTCATTTGTTTTTTGATCTCTATCTCACGCTTGATCTTCGGCGTTTTCTTTGCTTCTTCCACCTGCCTTTCAAACTCCGCTATCAACTCGTCGGGGGTAGCTCCCAGTCCAGAAATTTTGGCTTCTTCTGGAAGAGTTTCTTTTCCTTCCGGCTTTGGCTCTTCCGTGGCTTCTGGAGCAGGAGCTTCTGCAAGAGCCTGTTCGACGGTTTGGCCCGGAGCTACCTTCACTTCTCGGTCATTTTCGTCATCTGATACAACGATAGTACCGTCTTCCTGTTCCTCAACAAGAGACGCATTCAATCCCTTGGCTTTGATTTCCTCTTGAAGCGCTTTCCACCGTTGGACTGATCTCGTTTCCTTGACATCATCCTCAAAGCCCTGCATTGCGTTGTAGAGGGGATCTTGGTCCCCGCTTTTTTGAGCCCTGGCGGCGGCATCTTCAAGACTTTCGTCAGGTCTCAAGCGGAACGGCACGCGCTTCCCATCGTCAAGAGTGGCGATGAATACAGGGATGCTGTTGTTAAGCCCAGTCTGTCTGTAGTGGTCTCGTGGAGGCATCAAGCCAAGAAATTCCACCTTGGGCTTTTCTATTTGCTTGGCTACTCGCTCGTAGCCCGGCACCGACAAGCGCTCTTTTGCCTCTTCCACCAGAGTCGCATGATATTCCATCGGGTTCTTTACTATTTGCTTGGCCTCTTGCTCGCTGAAGGCTGGTAAGGTAGCGTAGGCCCCGGGTTGTGGAGGTTTCCAGGCTTTGAGCTCTGAGACCGCAGCCGCTCCTTCTGCCACTGGCGCAGGGGCGGCCTCGGGCTTCGGCACCTGCTGCTCTTCGCTCGGAACAGGCTGGGCAACCGCTGGAGTGACCGGCACTTCGGGTTGAGGAGCGGCAACAGCTTCTTCTGAGGCTCTGACCGCTTCTTGAGCCCCCGCTTCTTTCCCTAGACCTTCTGCCTCTTCTCTTGCCAGTCTTTCTTTTAGTAACTTCATGCCTGCTGGATGTTGAGCCAAGGCTCGATCCAGATAAGCTCTCATCCTTTCTTTTGCGGCTTTCTTGGCTTCCTCGGTTTTGGCCTTTTCGGCTTCTTTTTGGAGTCGTTCTTCTTCTGCCTTGAAGTGTTCCTCAAAAGCCCTTGCGGATTCCTCCGCACTCTTGGCCACCACCGTGGGTCCCGGCCTGGGAGTTTCTTCCGCAGGTTTTTCTTCGATTCGCCAGACAGCGTACCCGCCCTTAACCGGCACCACTTCTGCGGCTATGCCCTGAGATTCGAGTTCTTTTTTGCGTCGTAGTGCAAGAAGTTTGTTAGCGAACTGAGCTCCCGTCTCGGATTCCGCCCCTGCCCGCGTGGGACGTGTGGGTGCTCCAGCAGGAGGAGTTTCTCCCAATGGCGTCCGAGGAGTTTTCTCTTCCCGGAGGGGCTCAGTTTCACTGATCACCATCCCGCCACTTCGCCTGGACGCTGCGGCTTCCGCAGTCGGACCGAGGTCCAGTCTTCCGGCCCAATGCTCAATGATGAGATCGTTGAGCTGATCTACCAAGCCGAGCTTCTGGATGGCGGGATCTCGCCTCAGTTTGAAGACATCGTCAACACTAAACTCCTCTCCTGCGGGAGTTTTGCCTGTGGCGAGACTCTCTCTTATCTCATCAAAGATCTGTCTCCGATCTTTCAGCAAGCCGCTCAAATTCTCGCCGACTTTTTCCATTGGGGACGGTTCGAGCGCTGGCACTGTCCTACTCGCCACGGTACCTACCCCGGCTCCCAGGGCACCAAGTGGTAATGCCACGAGGCCGGAATAGAGAGCATCCTTGGTTACCTCTGGTAATTTGTTGATGAACTCGCCGATCGCCTTGATCGTAGACTTGTCGGCCTGTCTTGCCCATATCCTGCTGAACTCATCAGGATATTGCTGGACGAATTCTTCAAGCCCTTCCGTCCCCATGCCTACCAAGAAGTCCAAGACCTTCTTGTAAATTGGTCGTCCAGGCTTCCAAGCGTTCAGGACCTTCTCGAGCCCCAATGTTTCAAGAGGTGTTTGTAGGCTGGCATTCATGATGGAAGCTATGAATGCCCTGTCTTTGTCCACTCCTTCATCCACCAAGTCTGCATAGGTGCCACCGGCGATCTGGGCGAACATCTGAGTCCCGGCAGTCATCTTTGCGCCTTGCGCGAAAATTTTTGCTGCCTCTTCCGCCCCCAACGTTCTCCCAGCTTTTTCAGCAGCTTTTATCGCCTCACGGCGCAACAAACCGCCTCCAACACCACCGGTCAGCATTGCGACGCCGAACTGAGGGGCAGTCCGAGCCACATCCTCCCAAAAGCCGGAACTCTGCTCATCGTATTCTGGACTCGGTTCCAACGCGGGCTTGACACGTTCCCATAGACCAGTGTCTTTTAAGATTTTGCCAGTCTCGCTGACGCCCCGGGCAACGCTGCCGAAGCCGGGTATTGTTTTGAGCACCCTGCCGACAAACGGGTGCTCTTGTTCCACTTCTCTAGCTGCGACGGGGAACTCAAGTGTTTCTCTCACCACATCTTTGATGCCTTCTGGAATGGCTCCAGCTATTCTGCCAAGGGTGGCTTCAGGCTGCGGCTCGGGTTCGCCCATCAAACGCCCTAGACGTCCGTGGCGAGGTCCCTCTGTCTCAAATTGCGACAGATATCTATTTCTTATCTGTTCTTGCCTTTCTTTAGGAAGCGTCCAGAATTCCGTATCAGTCATGTTTTCATCGAAGAAATTGGAGCGGACTTTACGCTTCTCTTCCCTCGACAAACTCGCGAATTCGGGATCCTGTTCCCACTCCCACATTTTCGTTTCCTTTCCTTACTTTGCGAACTGTCTCCAATCCATCACCCCACCGCCGCCGCCGGACCCTTCTTCGCCCCCCATGTCAGCCATGTATTTGCTCCTCCATTTGTTGAATACAGCTTCCTGCTGGTCCGGGGTCAGCTTCATCCACTGCTTCCTGAATGTTGGGTCCGATCTTTGCATCTCTTGGATTCTGGTCTCGGCGGCTTTGCTTGCCTCCAGGTTAAGTCTCTGCCGGAGGAGTTCTAACTGCTGCTCTTTGCTTTGCTGCTCGGCTTCATATCTTTGCCCTAAGATCGTGTGCTGCCGACCGAGTTCTTCCAGTTTCGCCCTTTCTATGCCTCTTTCGCCGTACAGCATCTCGTTGCGCCGTTCTTCGATGTCGCGCAATCGGTCCAGGATATCTTCATGCCTAGACTTTATCCCAAGCTCCTGACTAGCTAGGCCGATCTTCTGTCGCTCTATGCCGCCTTCTCCATACTTCGCTTCAAGCTCCTTCGCGGTAAGAGACTCCGGTCCGTACTGCAACTGGGCTCGTGCCATGGCACCAGTTTCCTGCTCCCTGAGCCGTTGCAAGGCAGCTTCGTCGGCCATCTGCTGGCGAAGCCTCTCTTCCTCTCCTTTCTTGCCTATCTGTTCAAGCTGGTATCCCTGTAACTCCTGCCGTCTCGCTTCCCTGGCTTTAGGAGTCGTCTGTGCTATCACGGATTGTCTCACTTCGTTGTATCTATCGGGGTAAAAGGTAGGCATTAGCAAACCCTCCTTTCTTTACATCTGAAATTCATAATTGTAGTTGTGAGATTCAGACCTTCTTTCCTCTTCGGACTCGCTAAAGCTGTACCTGTAGCCACCTTCGTATTGCAAATGCGCCCCCACGCTGGTGCCCGCAAGAGCGCTGGCAGTGAGTTGCGCTGCAACGCTCGCTCCTGCCTTGATGGTCTCCAGGCGTAGTGCATTGGCTTCCAAAGCGATCTTCATGTTCACGTCTGCGTTTTTGATCAAAACATCGACCTTAGCTTTGAACTTCTCAATTTCTGCCTTGAAAAGTTCGACGGCCATGAGCACCTGGGCCTTGGCAGCCTCTAGGGTGCGATCAGCATACTTATTGAAATAATCGAAATAATTCTTCAAAACTTCCGAAGCTGTAGCTTTGGCCAGCTCACTATTTTTCTGTGCAAGCTCGGCCTGCTTGATCATGATCTCGTAGTTGAGTTGGGCATCGGCGCGAGTCTGCTCAGTCAATGCTTCTGCCAAGCGACCACCCAATGCCCCAGGCGGGATGGTCCATCCTCTGGCTGCGTAGAATTGCAGTGCCTCGTTGTAGGTACGCTCGTTGGCCAGTTCCTGCCGAGCACGAGCCCGTTCCCAAATGGCGTTCTCTACGTCCTCATCAAGCCCCGTCCCGCCATTTTGGATAAGATCAGTCAGGGCCGCAGCTAAGGTATCATAGAGATCGGACTGGAAGGGCGGCTCCGAATAGTTGAAGTTGTTAGGCGGTGCGGCTGGCATTGTCCCGACATCAACCTCGGTGAAGTCGGGATCATATAAGGTGGGGTCTTGAAGATTAGTAAGGAAGGTCGAAACGAGCCCCCACGCCTGGTTGGCATAGTCAGTTGCCATGTCCAGGCGATTTTCTACCAAATCGAAGGTCTCTTGCTGGTACTGTATCGTCATTTAGGCCTCCTCTCTTCCCCACCCGCCTACTCACTACTCATTCAAAACTGTAAACCTACTCACAATTAGGGTCAACATTGGCTATCGAATAATCGATCGTTATTTTGTACTGGCTCGAATCCCATTTGTCCTCTCTGCAACCATAGCGCTTCAGCAGAGGCCAAAGTTCGGGGTCCGAAGGCTTGAACCTGAAATCCACCTCGCTCATGCGCAATGGGAGTGTCGGCGTGCTTATGTTGTTGCTGTGTGGTACAGAGACTGGAATCATATAGTCCGGTGGATCGCCACAGCCTGTTTGGGCTCCAGTAGGCCAGACGGTGCTACCCCAACTGACATCCCCGTATAGCTCCCCATGATAATATCGATTGTTGACCGTTCCATCGCTCTTCATCGAATAGGAAACGTATGCGTATGCATAGTAATCATCTTGTAATGGGCCTATAGTGGGTATGGTCTGACCACCATACTCAGGACATGAGGTGGGGATGGTGGCATACCAAAGGGCACCATCGTTTATGTAGTGGTATTTGGAACTTCCACCTTCGTTGATCGCAGGCAATAGCTTACCTGTCGCGTCCTCCCAAAGATCTGGCAGCCATGCAAAACCCACCGATAGGTTGTGCCACCAATCGGAGGATGTTCCTTCGGCAGTAGGCCACGCAGCAGTTCTCACCGTCACGGTGATTGGACCGTTAGCGCCTTCCTGGTAGGTAAAAGTTGTACCCTCAGCACCAGCAAAATAGAGAGGAAACTCCAACTCCGGGAATTTTCGTCCGAATGTTAAGGGGTACAAAGTGTAGACATCGCCATTATATTCGACTTCGAGTCGTTCTTTATGTGTTTTGAGGTCAATAGGAGCCCAAGGGAGGTAGCCTTGATCCCAATAGCCAGCCGAGCCCTTGGTCAAAATCTTCCAGGTCCTCGGAATACCGGTAATCTTGAGCCATGTTTTGGCTGTCCACACGAAATCCGTTATCTCTATATCATTGATATAAAACGCTTTGGTATCAGTATATTCAGGAGGTATGTGTGTAATCGTCAGCTTCCTCGCTTGTTCGGAATCCAATCGCCGATCGCCAGGCAAGGAAAGGATCTCTCCACTTACTTCATGCAATGCGGGCGGGTTGGTCGGAGGAGGCGGGGGAGGTAACTGTAGAAGTTTTATCTCTCTTTGGATGGGGACCGGCAACCCCTTTTTCTTCTCTTCTTCTTCTTCTGGGATTTCTTGTTCAACCAGAGGGGGAACGTAGATTTGTACTTCGTCGTCCCCAAAATGTGATCGAATGGTTATCTTGGAACCATCTGCGAGATAAACCCGTCTGATGTCCTGTTTGAGGTCCCTGAACTGCATGAGTTCATGGAGGATATCCTGCTGCTGAAGTGCGAATCTCCGAAGAAGCTTCCCGGCGGCAGTGTCTCCTTGGTATGTGATTCTGGTTGCCATATTTCATCTGGTATCCGATGTCCTCGGGCCTAAAAAAACTGGATAGAACTCAATCGAGTCTAGCGAAAAATCGCCTCCTTCGACATTGGATAGAGCGACCTTCCAGTATCTGCCTCTGCCGTTTCTTCCCACGACAACCTTGGCGTTGTGGGACAAAAGTCCGACCTTCCTCGGAGCTACCACATAATCTCTGGCGGTGCCTTCATCGGCAGTCAAACTGACAGTCAGCGGATCAGTGTCGGCTTCAAAGCCGAAGTGCATGCTTCTGATCCTTGCCATGCCAAGATCAATCATGGGGAACTCCACAAAGGCCGTAATGGGCTCGTCATCGTCATCGTCGCCGGTCTCCACTACGTAGATCCCATCTGAGTTGGCGCCCAACAGGGTGCCTCCGAACGCCCTGCACATGGAATTGAAATTCCAGTGTGCGTACTGGCTGACTGCCAAGTTGGTAAGGTTTATTCTGAGGCCGAGCCATTCCTCTTCCACGTTTTACCTCACATATCTTAGGACATAGCCATCAAAGCGTCCCAATGGCTTCCCATAGGCTTCGAGGACTAGAGCCGGTAGCGATTCGCTTAATTCGCCGCCTTCGCAGTCCAGATAGCCGATCGCAGCCAATTCCAGAATAGCTAATTGTTTCGCGCAGTTGCCAATAACTCCGGCAAAGCCTTCGGCTGTTGAGTAAATAATTGGTAGGAACTGTCCCAAGACTCCATCGATTTCTACATCGCTTTGCGCTGCGGCAGATAGTGTTGGCAGATTGCGAATGAGTGAACCGACATTCTCTTCGTAACTCTCGCCCAAGATTGCGGGTAAATTCTTTATGAGACTGCCTACCACCAGACTCTCGCTGTTTGAGTCATAGGATGCGAGTACATCTGTTCCTTCGTCTAAATAATACTCGAATTCGATATGATACTCACCTGTAGTGTAGTTTATAGTGGAATTCGTGATCTTGTAACCGGTAATTGTCCCGCCCGCATCACTCGTGGCAGTCCAATTGAACAATCCCCCAGAATAGTATCCTGAGAAATCGATGTTAGTTGTATCATCAGGAGGATCCGTCCAAACGAGTGAGAACTCACCAGTACGATAGTCAATAGTGCCGGAGCCATAGCCAGTCAGGTTGCCGTTACCATCATCTGTGAGGTCCTGTCCCACGCCGCTAATCGTCGCGGTAAATTGAACCGTATTAGGATTGATAAAATTTTGCATCAAATACCCACTAAACTCTGTGGTAACGCCATCTCCGGTGGCAACGGTTTCATTATGGATGCCTTCACCATACAAATAGTATTTGATTTCAAATGAACTTGCTACGACTGGAGGGAAAGCTACCGTACCCTCCATCACAATGTTTAAGGTCTGGGGCCAAGCTCCTGGAGTCCCAATAACCTCGTTGTCAACGTGGCCAGGCATTTCATCACCTCAGAATACACAAAACATGTTACACGTTGGCTGGCAGAGTTAGCTGGAATGTAGATATCGTCACTGAGCCACCAGTCGCGATGCTAACACTGCTGAGATTCAGATCTGCGCCGGAGAGGCCCACCGATCCGTCAAAGCGTCTTTTGTAGTTAGTGCCATCGGCTCCCGTCTGGTAAGCATTGTCGTAGAAACGGAACCAGCCCGCTGTGCCATTTGCCAGACCGATTCCCTTCCACGTTTCACCGCTTGCTTTGGATATAACTCCACTCGATGGCTCGTCGAAATTGAGACCATTGGTTGATTCGCCAGCAGTGAATGCTCCGGCATCTACAGTAATTGAGCAGAGCTTGGTGCCTGTTTCTATGGCGTCTGCGCTAGATGGCTGACTTCCACTGTAGATGTCAATGATTCCGTACTTCATCACATCTCTCAATGATGCTCCATGGCCAGCCAGCTGGAGTGTAAATGAGCTTCCTGCGGCCTGGTCCACGACAGTCTCGCTCACAGTGATGGCTCCGGCGGCTACGGAAACTATCGTGAAGTACCCAACGTTTCCGGTGATGTCAGAATGGATCACGTCGCCAGGACGGAAGCCTTTGATCAAAAGTTGGTTCGCTGAGTCGCGGAACTGTTTGGACGCTGCATCTGCGCTGATGGTTGTCGCAGTGTAATCGACCTGATACCCGAGAAGTGCATTTCGTAGAGCAGTGCTCAGCCTAAGCATCTTTTGCCTCCTTTGCGGTTATGGTTCCAAGGTAGTGATGTAATGTCCGTCACTGTAGAGACCTCCACCGAATCTAGCTGAAGGGATTACCAAGTTACGCTCAGTGAGATTCTTGAACCCCCCATTGGCAATTCCGATGCAAATACCCCTCGGACTTGTCCATAAAATGAATCTCTTCGCCTGCGTCTCTTCTTGGCCGGTGAGGCCGCCCTCGACAATCACATCAGTACCTCGGATAGCAGGGTATTCGGCAATGGTTGTGATCCCGAGCTGGGGAGCATCTTCCCCAGCCAAGAAATAAGTTTTGGCTTCGTCTGAAACGTAGAGCCCTCCATCAACGGCTCTCATCATTTGTATTTCAGAAGCGAATGGGATCCAGTTCGATGCGAGGTTAAACCAAGAGTACGCGAATGGCTCCGAGTACCATATGACTTCACCTTCCGCGATGTACATGCGTCCGTTGTAGACCTCTAGGAGATGCCCCGCAGGCGGGTCGGAAAAAGTTTTGGTCGTGGTTGGACCCACATAATCTTCGCCGACCCAATCGACGGCGACGCCATTGCGGACAATGCCATTCTCGCTACCGTTGCTGTAATAGATATCATTGCCTGCCCGCACATACGACATCCTTGCCCCCACCTTCAACCCGGTTCGCAATTCTTCCGTGTCATAGCTCGGAAAAAGGCGATAGAGACTGCTCTCTGAGACGAAAAGGCAGATGTCATCAGTGCCGAAGATGGAGTGCACCGAACCGTCGAAAATCCGAGTGTAGCCCTTGCGCCGCGTAAGCCGTCCGCTGTCGTCTATGTCTACGTTGTAGGCTGCGGCTAGAGCCGTCAGACCGTTTTCCAGATCGGCTCTCAGCCGCGTTGCGTCAACTCGGTTGTTCAGGCCGGAAGTAGCTTTGAACAGAACGAGTCTCGTTGGAGGCATCAGATAAACCCATCCCAGTCAATGTTGAACATGCCCATTGATATCGGCATTTTCGGCTCAGGCCCGATGTAGAGCTTGAGCTCGGCAATGCCAGATTCAAACTCTTGAAAATAATACTGGGTGTTAGTCTTTGATCCTTCTATCCCATCTTCTATTTGAGAAAAAATCTGCTTGCATACCCAGTCCGCCAGAATCTTATGCAAGTGCGGAGGAACGCCTTCTGGTTCGTCTGCGTCCTCCGACATTGTTTCGGGTACTCGGTAGTAGTAGAGATCCAGTGTTTGTGGCGCACTCGGGATGTGTTGATAATAAAGCCTGCTCCTGCCTTGTGCCGCGATGTGCAAGATGTCCCCACCTTGGTCCGGTTGGGGAAAGAAACTGAACATCGTGCGGTGGTTAGGGTATATGGCGATCTTACGACTGATGGTTTGGTTGTAACAAGCGTACAACTCTCTCATGTAATCAGTGGGCAAGGGTACATTGTTCGGCCCTTGGTTGACGATAGTGATCGTCGCTCCTGCACCTTCATCTTGCAATGCCTCGCTCACGGTCAAAGAACCTGCGCTCGCTGCGCTAACTGTATAGGTTCCGTCATTCGAGGTACTACCGGTGACTGTGATCTCATCGCCCACATTGAAACCACCGGTGACGAAACCACTACCGCCATCTGTAATGGTTTTGGTAGTGGAATCAAAGGAGATGGTATTGGCGGACAGATAAGCAGTCCCAGCGTAGACCGTAGTTTTGGTCTGTAAGTCAGGCAATAAAACCCGCCCAGCCACGTACTGCAGGGCTTGGTTGAGTAGGTCCTGGATTTCAGATGGAGAGTAAGAAGAGTCTTGGACCGCTGCTTGGACGCGAGATATGAGATCCGCTAGGGTCATGCTGGCCTCCCCTCTTTATCCTTGACCAGCACGGGAGATAACAGACTCCCGCGAAAGATTATCCGCCAAAATATCGTTTTGTTCAAGTTCCAAGCCCAGGTGGCTATAAACTTTATCCCACAGCCTTTTTGCTGTGGCCGGAATGCTGTGATACGTCTGCGCCCAATACCGCGCTTCATGTTTTCGCCGCTCGATATCTGAATCAGACATGTCTGACAGGGCAGTCAAGCACTCCTCCAATGCCTCCGGGGTATTGGCGATATGCAACGCGGGGGGAGTTCCGTACTGAACTCGATACTCGTTCGTTGCAAGGCTGTTGGTTATGACTATTTTGCCCAGTGCTGCGGCTTCCAAGGCAGTGTTGCCCCATTCGCCGTATTTCCTCCCAGCAATGTCTACGTTCAAGGTTTCTATAATGATATCGCACGCTTTCATGCGTGCCAAATTCTCTTCCCATGACACCCAGTGGTTGGTGCCCTGGGTATTTCGGACACCTTGATACGCAAGTCGTTTGCTAACAGCAGGCTTCCTGAATAGCTTCTCAATGACTTTGAGGATGGTAGCAGTTCCTTTTACAGTCGGGTCACTGGGAAAATGCCCGATGACCAGTTTACCGGCAAGCGGTCTTGTATAGTCAGGTTGGATCTTTTCCGTGTCAACAGGATAGTAGATCAAAGTCTCGTTCTTTGCTCCGAGGCCGAGCAGATCAGGGCATTGGATGATCGTCGCCGAAGCGATGGGATTGAATATCTGATTGCATCTCTCAGGTGCCAGCCGGTAAGTAGAACCTCCGTGTTGTACCACTATCTTTGTCCCGTTTCTCGCCCAATCCCAGTTGGGAACCACCACGTAGGTGGACCCGATGAAATGCACAACCTTGCTTTCTGCAAGGAGCGTCTCTAGGTAGGGGGCCATAACCGTGACCGGGTACAAGTCAACGGGTAGGCCCGTGAGGGAGGGGTGAAGGGGGGCTTGGTTGGGGTAGGCGAAGGGGTGGGCGTTGCCCTTGAACATGATGGAGTTGAGCCCCAGGCTCCTAACGCATCGCCAAAACCGGTACCCGGTGTTGGCCCAGTCGTTCTTTGCCAGCATCAACACATCGATTTGCCTGCTCTCACCCATCAGGTCATCTCCTTGTTCTTCAAGATGTAGAGGATCCTCTTCGCTCTGGACTTAGCTAAGATTTGGAAATCCTTGCGTATCTTGGTGTCGAAATCTTCTTCTTCAATGTAGATATATTCTTTGCCACGACTTTTGGCCGCCAGCCATCCCTCCTTGGACATTACGGTAAGCAGAACATATTCATATGAAGACACCACGTCCAAGAGTTCGCCATAATCGCAAGGACAATCTTCGGCCCCCAAGTAGACCAGTACATCAGCGTCTGGCAGAGGATCTGAAAATATGTCTGCTTGGAATAAAAATGGAGCATATCCTATCCTGTTCATCAACTCTTGAGCAAGGGAGATATATTTAGAGCTTGTATCAAAGCCCATGTACTTCACATTGTTGAGATGCATCAGATGGGCTCCGAGTAGACCAATTCCACATCCAGCATCCAGGACACGAAAAAAGCGCCGATAGTTTGCCGCCAGAAGGTCCTGCAACCAAGCGATTGCTTCATCTAGGTGAGGCAACAAAACTGCCTCCGTTGCCAGGTACGGCGTGAGTCTGTCGGCCATGTCCTGCTGTGCCTGCCTGATTTCAGAGTGATCAGGGTGATAAGACCGGCCTATGATTTTTGTGTAGATGATGTCATGAAATAGATCAAAGTTGCTCGGGTGGAAAGAAAAGAAGCCTTTCCCACCCTTTACCTGCGACATGAAAACTTCAGGATGGACTGCAAGGATCCCCCCGCCGTCGCCCAATTTCCAATTGGGGTGACCACCACCCCAAAAGGCCTTCTGGAAAGAGGGAAGGCCGGTAGCTTGTTCACAAAGTTCTTCCAAATCCTTGTTGCTTGGTTTTGGTCTTCCGGCGATCTCGACTGGATAGAAGTGCCCCACAGCTGAGTGAAGTTTGATACCAAGCCTCTCCAGGGCCTCCTTGTCCTCTTTGAGCCTTTCTGAAACGGCACTTTGATCGGCGGCATCATATGCAACATTGATATGGAGGCCGAAGAGAAATCCTTCATCTTTGAAGTCATCCACCAGATCCTTGATATCGCTCCAGCTATAGTCGCTATGCACATCAAAGTACACAACAACTGGGATCCGCTTTTGGACTTTGTAAGAGCATTCCTGTTCCATCATCATATGACAAGTTTGGACATCATAGTCCACATCATGACGTATAATCGGATAGAAGCCATTGTTCAGCTTCGGATGGTTCAAGATAGCTGCGAGCCAATTGCGGTAAACTCTATTATAGACAGCCTGCTTCATTCTTGCCTCCAGATGAGGAATTTTCGGCAGCTGGCAAATCTCGATAGTACTTTATCGTCGCATCAAGTCCCACCCCCAAGTTTGTTTTGCAGGAGAAACCACGGCTTTCAAGAAAAAGGCACGAAACCCAGAAATCCTTGATGTCCCCCTGTCTAGGGGGCAGATAATTAACTTGTGGCCGGATCCCCAACTTCCGTGCAATGAGATCCAGGGCGTCCTTCAACTGCCAAGCGTATTCTCTGGCTAAGTTGAATACCTGCCCTCCCATTTCTTCTATCTCTTGGAAATGTTCGAGTGCCCAGAAATTTGCTTTGACGACGTCTCCCACAAACGTGAAGTATCTCGTCTGCGTTCCGTCGCCGTGAATGTTGACCGGTTCTCCCTTCAGAAGTTTGGTTATGAATATGGGGATGACTCCTCCGGTCTTAGGGCATGCAGACTGTCTCGGCCCATAAACATGAAAGTATCGGAATGCCACATATTTGAGTCCGTGCAATTGTTTCAATACGGCCAGATATTTTTCGGCGGCTAGCTTGCTGACTCCATACCAGCTAACAGGGTTCGTCAATTGATCTTCATGCAATAGCCCATCACACTTGCCATAAACCGATCCCGTGGAAGCGTGTATCATCAAAGCTCCCACCTGAGCAGCAAGTTCCCCCACCCTCATCGTGCCCTGAGCGTTGACATGCAGATCATAGGCAGGGAAAGCAAATGACTTTTGGCATTTCACGCAAGCTTCGTGAAAGACAACTTGCACGCCCTCCATGTCCTGCGGGGACAAGGAGGTGACGCTTTTCTGTATGAATTTGCAGGCTTTGTCATCCCACCAATCTTGCTTGATGTTGGCTAGGCTACCGTTGCTCAAATCGTCTACTACTACTACTTCATGGCCGGTTTTGCAGGCGTATTCCACCAGATGCGACCCGATAAATCCCGCCCCTCCGGTCACCATCACGCGCATCTCATCACCCCTTCCCAAAGGTCCAACATCTCGGCTAGTTCAGCGGCTTCTTGCATGTATGCTTGATGGCCAGCCACAAGCTGCGCAAATTCCTTCCACCATCGACTGGCTTCCATCTGATTCCCTAGGGTGGAATAGGCAATGGCTAGGTTTGAATAGGCAATGTACAGTCCCCAGGGCTTCTGGCTCTTCTTCTCTTCCAGCAACGCCACAGTCTTGAGGAAATAGTCTATCGCCTCCTGGGTGCGCTGTCGTTCCAGCATATGCATCCCCAGATAGGTTGTCACCCTGGGATCGTCTTTGCATTCTTCGTATTCCTTCGACAATATGGCAAAGGTCCGGTCATGTTTGCGGCGGATGGTTTCTGCATCGGGGTAACCTCGATGCTCGATGAAAATGTCAGTCTCTTCCACTTTGATGCCCGAGGCTTCGATGGCTGACATAATCTCATTGTGTGCTCGACCCCTATAGCGAAGGCCGGGCAGGTTTGGAAAAACTCTGACCTGGCGATAGATGGCACTCGGAGAATAAAAACCGGGGTTATCGACGTAGAACAAGAAAGCTGTCTGCCCGTCCATCTTGGACTTGAGATCAACGACTTTCTGCGCGTTAGTCAAATCCATTCGGTCATCTGCATCCAGGATCATGATGTGGTCACAAGTGGCTTGTGCTATGCTGAAATTGCGAGCAGCAGAGAAGCTATCAGTCCAGACGTAGTCGAAGATTCTTGCGGACTTACAAGCGTCTTTTACGACTTGCTTGGTCCCATCACGTGATCCTGTATCCACGATAATGACTTCATCGGCGAATGGATAAATGTCTCTCAAGATATAGCCGACGTTGTTTTCTTCGTCTCGCACAATCATGCACACGGACAATCCTGGCGTCATCAAGGCACCTCTTGTCAAAGAAAGGCCCTCTGGGTCCGCTATCATGGCAGACCACAAGAGGGCCTCGTGTAGAAGAGAGCCATAGGCTTTTGCTCCGGCTCTAATAGCCTATGGCCATAAAGTCGATGTACTCACAGCCTGCCGTGTGTATCACGGTTACTGCACTGCCATCGCACGGTAACGATTCATTGAGCGTTACGGCATCTGCGACGACGCTGGAACTCCTTGGGGTGAGAACGATCATCTCGCAACTTCTCAGGCCAGTGTCGATTTCTCCACCTGTGCCTGAGCCAGTGGCAGTTCCGATGTGGACTCTTTTGTTTCCGAAGACGGTCCTCACTCTAAGCTGGCTGGTAAGCGCTGCCATCTTTGGCCTCCTGTGGTAAGTGACAAGGCAGAGGGCCGTCTCCCTCTGCCCCGTCAGTGGTTATTATCTCTCCATGTCATAGATGACAGGGAAGGCGTGCCTGGTATAAGCCGATGCCGTGTTCGCCAAACCCGCAAACCTAGCTATGATCGGGTTGTGCGGGTACATGGTGATACTGGAATCGTTGTACGGGAACAGGTAGCCCGGACTGACCGAGAGTGCAAGACCTTGGCCCGGACTCAGAGTCATGGTAGCCATGGCCTTCCTGCTCTTGATGCGACCCGGCCCCTGGCCCTTGGTAAGGATCCAGAAGTAGCTCCCGCTATCGACGTTGATCAAGGGAACTCCTACAGGTACGACTCCGGCAATGGCTGCGCTACTCGCCCCACTTGACTGATCGACACTTGCCCACAGGTTGGGCTGGATTCGGAAATAGTCGCTCGTGGTCAATGCTTTCACAAGCGGCTCTTCGAGTACCAACGTCAGGGAAGTGTCGGTTGCCCCGAGGGCACTATTCCACGCGATGGGATAGGAGTAGCCATCCGGGGCACTATCGACTGTCGCCCCCTTGGTGACGATGAATAGACCGCCCTCCAACTGCCCTTCTGACAACGTACCCCCGGCAGCGACGGTCACAGTGAAGCTTTTGCTGCCGAGTGCGACTGCCGGGCAAGCCTTGTAGAGCCAACCGCTAGCGGGAGGGCTAGCCACGCACATCTTGCCTGCCACCAAGTCAGCACCAGCCTTAGCGTAGTGAAAGACTCGCCCATCCCATAGCTCTCGTTTTGCACCTAGCCGTTCCTTCTTGGTGGTGCTCGCTTCGTAGATACCCTGAAAAAACCCTGTTCTCTTGACTGGACTGCTCATGTCGTCTCTCCCTCTTGCGAGTAGCCCCCCGCTTCCTGGAGGGGGGGAGAAGAGCTATATGTCATCAGCTCAGATTGGAATGCGCGATATGGGCCTTTCTGTTGTTGCAGATCGTGTTGCCGTCGCAGAGGATCTTCATGGTCTTGTCCTGGGGCGAATCGGCAATGATCTGCCACGGCGTCCTGACGAAGTACCCATTCTGGTGAATGGCGTAGCCAAAGTGATTCGAGTTGAGGGCAATGGCATAGCCACTCGGGCAGAAATCGTCAGGGAAGATGTCCTTGCCCTCGAAATAGAGACCAGTGAAACCAGCCTTGACGGTCTCCTTGCCGTCTGTGAAACGCTGCTGGACCTGCAAAATGTCGGCGATGACGTTCCACAGTGTTTCCGTGGTCACCACCAAGTCCGGCTTCCCTCCCGCCCCATCCCTCACTTTGGCGGTAGTGGCCATGGTGCGAAGGACGTTGAGAGTGATATTCTCGGAAGTGGTAGTGCGTCTTCCCACCCACGGCTTGGTCCCGTCGGCGGCAACTAAGTCATCCTCCGCGATGCCCCCGTACGCGACAGTGGAACTGGTATTGCAGCAAGCAAGCAGACCAGTGAATCGGTTGCTCGCATTGCCTATGTCGTCATACAGACTCTCGGCGAGGACTTTGGTGATACTCTTCTGGGCACCGGAGACTCGTTGAACCACGAGTTGGACTTCCGCGTACTCCCCCGAGTTTTTCAGGTCATCGATTCGATAGATGGTCGCATTGGCGTAGGCGTGCTTCCAGTCGAATCGTGCAGCGTTGACCGAACTTCTGTCGTCTGAAGAAAGAGTGTCTCCCTTGGAGTAGAAGCCAGCTTCCTGGCCGTCATATTCCAGGGGGATCCGAATGTGCTCACCTCCCGGGGGCCTCTCCCATAGGCCCTTTTGCTGTTTCATCAGATAGTTCATGAGGAAGGAAGTTCTAAAGTAGATGTCAACCGCCTTCCCCTCGTCTGCCATGAAGTAGTGTCTGGTGATCGCTTCCAGTTCTGTCAGACTGAGTGGCATGGTTCCTTACCTCCAGCGAGCCGCTTGCCGTCACTGGGCTTGTCTCATCTGCCTCAGTTTTTCGGCAATAGTGTTGACGAGCCCGCCGCGAGACGCCGTATTCTTCAAGTCATCATCCGGCTTGAGCAAGCCTGCACCAAGGCCGCCCGCCCCGAGTGTCCTTGCCTTGGCCTTCGCAGCGAGTTCTCTCTGTTTTGCCTCGGCAGCAGCAGCCAGATCCTTTTGAAGCTTCGCCTTCACCTGTTCTTCAATGGCCTTTTCGCGTGCTTCCTTTGTGATCATGAGGTAAGCACTCATCGCAGTGTGACCAGGGTGCTTTTTCATGTATGCCTTGATCTCCCCCGAATCCCATTTCTCTATGAAGTCGGGGTGTTCCTCTGCGAACTTGGCATACGTCCTGTCGATTTCGGACTCCTGCTTCTTTGTCAGCTCACGCTGTTCAAGAAGCTTGTCCACGTATGAAAGCACCTCGTCAGCGACTTGCGAAGCGAAGTTGGACAAGAACTCGATTGGGTTCTCAGAGAACTTGTCCAGAGCCGCGTCAGGTTTCATCTCCGTGATATCTTCATACTCAAAGTATTTCTTGGCTGGCTGTTGCTGCGCTGCTTCTCCCGACGGTTTATCTTGCTTCTGTGGTTCTCCGAGGGATTCGAGTTTCTGCTTGATCTCCCGGAGTTCGGCCTCAAGTCTCTGGTTTTTCTCGATCACCTCCTTGAAGCGAGGATGGTGATCAAGCCTGTCATCCGGGGAAGAGTCGTCGCCTTCCTTCGCCTTTTTGGTAGCGTCTTGTCCGGCAATGTCCTCTTCGCCCTCTGACGACTTCCCAGGTTTGTCCTTATCCTGCTGATGGCCACTTGGCGGTTCTTTTGAGATCTGTTGAGGCCGAACAACAGTCTCAAAGACATCAGGAGGATTTTGCGCCAGGTCGGACGAGGCCCCGGCTTCTGCGTTTAGCGTCCCTTTGTCTGTTGCGTCTTCCGGCGGCATAGTAGCCTCCCTTTCATGTATTTATATCTCTGAAACTTCATCAAATGTCAAGAGAAAACTCATCAAGGTTTGACTACCCCTCTCGCCCGAGCTGGCACGCCGAATGCCAAAACGAAGGGCTCAACATCATGTGTTACTATAGAACCAGCACCGACAAGAGCGTATTCACCAATTGTGATGCCCGGAAGCAGAATGACACCCGCTCCGATAGTGGCTCCCCGTTTGATGAGAACACCCTGTGGTTCTGATTTTCTAAAAGCCCTCGGACGAGAAACATTGCAGCAGGTTACACGAGGGCCGATGAAACACTCATCTTCAATGATTGCACCTTGGTGGCCCACGAAGAAAAAAGATTGTATCTTAACGTTCCTGCCGATCTTTACCCCTCGACCCACAAATGAGTGTGAGCCTACGGTAGTTCCATCTCCGATCTCCACATCTTCACAAATCACCGTGTAATCATATATTTGCGCGGTAGGTGCTATCTTGGGATTCATCTGCGCCCTCGTATCGGTTGAAACTGACTTCTCCGCTGGCAGCACCGATTGGGTAGACTATGCTCCTGATGGCCTCTGTTACTTTGACCCCGAGTCTGGCCTGCTCGATGCCAAATCCTCGGCCAGCGAGCGTCCGTTCGTAGACTGTTGTATGAAGGTTTGTGAATTCTTTCTCGGGAAAGTCGTAATTTTTGCCATCAATAACGAAGAGACGTTGTCTTTTTTCGTCCGATCTGATTGAAAGTCTCCACGTCACAGTGGCGGTGTGCAACTCCAAGACCCCTTGGATTTCCACATCTGAAGCCCGTTCGACCAACACTTTTTGGGGAGGGCCGAAAAGCCATACGGCGAGGTCAAACAGGTGGATGCCGATATTTGTCGCCAGTCCCCCGGACTTGCTCACATCGCCTTTCCAGGAAGCAGCGTACCAGTTGCCACGGGGCGTTACGTATTCCACCCTCACGACATGGTGGCTTTTATCAAGGGCGAATTTCTCTTTGAGTTCTTGTGCTGTAGGATGGCACCTGAGTTGGAGAATCGTGTAAACGTCTCTTCCATGTTCGTTCTCCAGTTGCTTCAACACATTCAGGTTGCGCTCTCTCACCACGAGCGGCTTTTCACAGATTGCATTTGCCCCGATGCGCAAGGCGTACCTGCAATGAGCGTCATGCAGGTAATTCGGGGAGCAAATTGACACGTAATCGATTTGAGTTCCGTTCCGTATCTGGTGGGACACGAACCTGTCAAACCTCTCGAATTCAGTGAAGAAATGGCAATCAGGGAAAAAAGAATCCAAGATACCCACGCTGTCATGCGGGTCCAAGGCAGCGACAAGATTCCCTCCGACATTCTTGATCGCTGCCATATGGCGTGGGGCCACAAATCCGGCTGCTCCGATCAACACAAAATTTTTAGCTGTCATAGATCACGACTCCCAAACAGAGGTCTCTATCTCTAGCCACCGAAATGATAGTCAGGAGTCTAATGACTTTTGCGCTGTCTATCGTGTTGATTTTCTCTGTAAGAAGAGTAACTACTTCTGCCAATGGCGAAGGACCCACCGAATAACTCGTCACCACATAGTTGGCCATATCTTATCCCTCCTTAGAAGACGATGACTATGCACCCCACATGCCAGCCTTCGCCTTGAGAAAGCCTGGCTTTCTCTTCCTTTTGTCCGGCGGGTTGGCATACATGGGCAAATCCTTCTCCTTTGTAGAAGCAAACTCATGCAGTTGTTTGTCGCTCATCTTGAGCAATCCCTTGTTGCGCTTGTAGAGCTTCTCGGGATGATGCTCAGCGATAGCCATTGCTGTCCTCTGCGCTTTGCTTATGGCTGGCATTGTTATTCCTCCTCTCTTACATTGAGATTCAACCGATGGACCTGCTTTTGCCCATCGGAATAGTTTATTGTGATCTTGAGTATGTACTTATGATCCGCTTGCCCTCCCTTGATGGTCACAGACAATGTATTGGTAGCGTATGCCTGCGCCTCAATCATACTGCTTGAAAGATCTGTGCCAGACAACTCCGTGATGGCGGCTGAGGCTGTTGTAATTGTAACGCCATCCGGGATTGTGGGCTCCAGGTCGAACGATAATGTCACTATGTCGGCTGGATCCTTGGTCGCTTCGGATGGATATATCATGTATTGCCTCCGGGTCTGACGATGAAGTTACGTCTGTTCGACTGAGTCACCACAAAGTCAAGGGGACACCTTTGAGCCGCCACAAAGTTAAGGGGACACCTTAAGAAAACGGTAAACTCCATGCTAGTATAGAATTTTACCTCTTTAGCCAATGTGCTCAGCCCATAGGTAAGGGTCAGCGCGGCTCTCTCCGCGACAGTTGCCCCACCTGTGAACCAATAGCCCGCTAGAGCTTTGCCCTCTATAGCCATGTAATCTTTTCCCTCGTTACCACGTCGCCCAAAGAAGTCACTGATCCTGTGCCTATCTCTACATCGGACTCATTTTTCACACTCAGGTCGCCTGTAACAGTGTTGTAGGTCATTTTGTTGGCGAGGAGCCTATATGCGCGAAGCAGCAAAGTCAAGACAGTCTGTCCGATTCCAGAAGCGTAGTCCCATACGTCAGCCGCAGTGAGCGTCGAGCGGGAGCTTACTGATGCGTCCAGTTTGCTTTGGGCTTCTCCAGCACTCCCAGCTACGCCGTGCCCGCTTAGAGCCTCATCCCACACGGCATCTGCAATGTCTCCGGCAGCAGGTGGCGCTGTAGCCAGGGAGTAGCCGGTCTTGTCATTGTTGGTGCCTACAGTTACGATCTCCCCATCTAGCGTGGCAACGACATCGCTCCCTGAGAAAGTCAGCTTGTCGGTCTGGCTCTTCACGGCGGAGATGGCGGCATCCAGGTTCGTCTTGACCTTCACTCCGATAGAGTTCGATGCCGCAATAGCACTCTCCAGCACATCCCAGACGGATAGGGCCAGAGAGGTAGAGAATGCACTGAGAGTCCTGGTGCTATAGGCCCAGATGTCGGATACCAAGGTGCCAAAGCTTGTGAGGGTTCTGGTCGTGTAGTCCCAAACATCCGAGGCTGTGAGCGTAGATCGAGAGCTTATCGCGGCATCCAAATACCCGGCCTTTGTGTCCGTCCAGGTAGTGTTGGAGAGAGCTGTTGAGGCAGGGGCCCTGGAACTCACTGTTGCATCCAGACGGTTCCCGAGGATGTAACCGGCAGTCCCGGAGCCATAAGCCCCAGGCAGGGATGTGGACCAGGGGTCCCCGGCACTGCCAGCGGCATTCAAAGCGGCTCCCGTGCTGCCAGAGGTCAGATGCCCGCTCAGAGCCTCATCCCACACGGCGTCCGCAGCCCCATCCGCAGTGAGTGTCGAACGGGAGCTTATGGCTGCATCCAGATACCCAGCCTTGGCGTCGGTCCAGGTAGCGTTGGAGAGAGCTGTTGAGGCGGGGGCCCTGGAACTCACCGTGGTGTCAAGGTTTGCGCCCAAGTCCCTCGCCGTTTGAGCAGTGCCCGCAACCTGCACAACATTAACGCTGGCATAACCAGATCCAAATTTAGCATCATACTCTTGTTGAGACATCACCTCAAACTCATGCCACACTGGCAGAGCCCCAGTCATATTGACTGCAATAACCATTCTACCAATGGTGTCTGTATCTGTTGCGTCTAAGGTGGCATAGTAATAGCCATTGGCAATATGTGTTGCCCCCCCAGAGTTCTTACTAGAAAAGGTAGTACCGTTGTGTTTGTTGATCTTGATATCTGTATTGGCTATCGAAAGGCCAGTCTCCGGCGTCTTTCCATCGGTATCATCAAGAAAAGGCCCGAGCAAAACAGTCTGATCCGCGGTAGAATATCTCAATGGTAGACTCATCAGGAGACCCTCCTGTTACGATAGTTCCTCATTAACAGTGGCATACCCGGCCCGCTGGGAGGAGCGGTTACGGTTCCGAGCAAGTAAAAATACTGAGTTGTATAACCCCTTGCTATCTGACAATACCCGCTACTGTCTAGTCCGACTATAGCCCATGCATGGTCGGTAGAGCCGGTCTGTGTATATATGCCAAGGGTATCCCCTTTACGCCGAGCTCCCCAGTTGTAGTTTGCCGTTACAACCTCAAATACTGCACCACTCGAGTTGGCGTCAACATAGACATCCTGCCAGGATCCCGTAATGCTGGGAGATTTATCCTGGCCATTCGTCAGGAATGAACCGCCGCCGGATTTTATATAACCCACCAGCAGAGGCGTTTGATAAGTGATCTCGCCATAGTAGATGCCAATTTTGTTATCACTGCTCATTCCAACTATAAATCCATTGGCTTTACCCCCCTGGGTTCTGTTATCGGAACTACCATATTTCCTAGCACCTTGCAAATAGGAAGCAGATGTTCCTGAATGCTTCCAGTAAATGATAGCCGCTATAGCAGTTTCGCCCTCGGTAATATACGAAGACAAATCAATCGTATACCAACCCGTGCCAGGGCGGGGTAAGAGAATAGGGGTGAATAATGTTGAATCAGCACTCGTGAAATAACCCACTAAGTAATAGTAAATTCCAGCATAGTCTTTGTATAGATCTATTTTCTGGCTGGAAGTAAACATTGGAAGCCAACAGTGCGTCCTGCTCAAGTGAGTAATATGATTTAGTGATGTACCATATGGTCTTGCCCCCACGTAGTATCCAGAAACATTAGTATTCCAAGCATGAACGATTACCCCTGTGGCGTTAGAGGGGATATAAGCGGAAAGGTCTACAGTCTGCCACCCAGTTGTTCCAGGCGGGGTTATCAGTACTTCAGCAGACAGGAAGACAGGCATTGGTTTATTGCTCCTCAGCTTCCTGCCATTCTTGTTTCTTCTTCTTGAGCACGCGCCCTAGAGGATGTTCCTCTGAGGGCTCTATCCTCCACTTGATAACGCCTTTCTTTTGCTCAGTTTCTGGCTGTTGGGTCTGTGTTTCGGCGTCCGTTTCGGTGGATTCGGTGGCTTTCTTTTTCTTGGTAAAATCAAGCAGTCCCATTTCCGGTGCCTCCTGTTATTTCTATTGCTTTACTTTTCTGGTATTCTCTTAACGTTTTCTCTACCAATTGATGTTCGTTGACGGGTTCCGGCTTCCGAGGTTTCTCGCCGGGTTCCATAGGCCTCAGTCCTTCGGCAGCCATCCATTTCCGATAGTTGGTCCTCGTAGGATTGTTAAGAAATTCCCTCACGTGAGGTTTGTTGGAATCTTTGTCCACAACTTCCAGCACACTTCGTATCCAAGGTGCGTCTTCATTGGAAGCATGAACGGTAGAAATGCCAATGACTTTTCGAGCTTGAGAACCGCAGAAGGGACACGGATTGCTCTCGTTCTCAGGCTCGGTCAAAGCCTCGTGGATCCGCTGGCATTGACTGCACTGGAAATCAAATAATCGGATCATGGGTCACCACCTGATGTCGATAACGTAAGCGTCGTAGCCCCACGTCCGCTTCCATATCTCTACGGATTCCATGGGCACAGAAAACAGACCTTTTTTCCCCCAGGTCGTCCCCCAGGAATTCTGGCATAGAAGCCTGCCGAACTCAGTCCCACCAATGTAGCCGTAACTGAAATAGCAATGGCCCCCTACGATGTGACTGTCTTGCGAAGGAGCACGAAGTCTGCCGTCAGGAGAGGCATCTTCCCACTCTTCAAACCAAGGAGTGCCAAGCACCACTGGTTTGCCCCGTGCCAACGCGGAGCATATGCCCCGCAAGCCGTCAGAAACTCTGCGATATGTATAGAGTGGTCTGGTTAATGTCTTAAGTGAGAGCTTAGGAGGCGTGTGTGTATCACAATTGGGCAAGTAAGGCCAAGCGTAATTTGGCAAGATCCCGTTGCGGGCCATAAAGCGAAAAGCGTCTCGCGGGTAAGCGCCTTCCTCCTCCAGACGGCCCTCCACAAACCGTGCGCCGTTGTAAGCCCAGCGCGGAGAGGCCAAAAACGTTTCCTTGTTCTCCATCGCGCATTCCACGTTGATCACCGCCGTGGTACCGAATCCCACGCACGAGCCTTCCATGCCTTGATCCAAAACCGGGAAAAGATACCGGTCAAGGGTCACTTCTGTCGGCAAAGTGGGCAGAAGCGGGAAACTGTAGTGATCGTCTCGCGGGTCATAAGGATCTTTTTTCCAGCCGTATTTCCGCCTCATGGTTTCTCCTATTTGAAAGTCATAGTCCTTTGTTGTGGCGGCAAGAAAGGCAACGGGAAAGGCAAGGCCCCACCCCCGCCGAAAGTTCCCATCCCCCAGATAGCGAGCTTCATCATCTGCTGGATTAGAGCATAATCGTAATAACCCGGGATAGCGCAGACTTCCTGATCGTCTTTCATCGCTTCGGGCGTTGCAAGCCCAGTCGCTATGCATGCTGACGCGACTTTTTCGACAAGTAAGGGATCCGGGACAAGTGGGGCAAGTCCAAGGGCTTTGAGATAGGCCACCTGACAGGGCCATGCCTGGCATATGGCCTCTGCATTGGCTTTTATTTCATCAGGATTTCCAATGATTTCAGAGTTAAACTGGATTGCCTGCTGGTTCACGGTAGCGCATCCGGCCAAAGTGACGAAACACATTAGGGTGAGTATACCGTTGAGCTTCAAGGCTTTCTCCTCTCGTTCAAAGGCCATTGTCCATCGGGAACGTTACGACGAGATTGATCATGAAGCCTATGATCCATTTTGCAATCTGTCGGGCGCGGTCTTTCTTCATTCAGTCACTCCTCCAGGCTTCGCTTCAAGCTTGTTCATATAGTTGGCGACCGCCTGTCTCCCTTTGTCGCTTTTTTCAAGGTTGATGTCCATGTTTTCAAGCTGGAGAGTTATTCTGAATCTGGTATTGGGCTTTCCCTTTTCCGTTATTTTTTCTACAGAACAGCCATCCACATGGCCTGTCCCCGTCAACGCGAACTTTTGCCCCATCGCGACTTTCTGTGGATCAAGCCCGAGTCTGTCTAAGATGTAATCTTCACATATGTCCAATCTTGTCCAGTATGGGTAAGCTGGCTCTTCGTACTTCACTTCCGATGACTTTTTCTCGCTTTTGGGTTTCTTGAGTTCAACCATGATTGCCTCCCCAGCGTGCTAACGTGTTCGTATGCGGTTATCGGTCTTGATCCCTGCCACGCCTTGTCCTTTGGCCTGCCGGGTTCGCAAAAGCGGTTCATCGCTTCCGGTCCCCAAGGACGTTTCTATTTCGTGGACCACCTTGGCCCTGTCGGTCTTGAGTTTCTCCTCGTCAAACTTTATTCCGCCGAGCATCGTGTATTGCTTCACTTTTTCGGTGGTGATTTGTTCTTGGATGAGCATGGTTTGAGCTCGTCTGTATTCGGCTTCGGCTTGGGCCAGGAGAGCCTTGCTTTGGCTCTCCATCTCCATTGCACCTTCTTGTGGCGAACGCTGTGGAGAAGAAGACAGTATTTGGGCAAGGACGGCATTGAAGGAGGGAAACTCTCCCTGTTGTACGGCCCTTTGAAGCTCCTTGGGCTTCATTTGCTCGACCTGATTGATCCAATCGAGAATTTCGGGAGCCACTCCTGCTGTTTCCATTTTGGTCTTCAGATCATTGAGAGGCCCGAGGGCCATCCTACGCAGGATTTCTTTACGATTGCTCCAGTTGAGCTTTTTGAGCAATTCCTCGACATCACAGCCGCCTCTGTTGAAAATCTCAATGGCTTCTTCGCGTTCCTGAACTCTGGAGACTGGCATCGTGGAACCGGTCACGACAGTGATTCGACCCGGGAGGATCAAATCTTTGCCCGTTATCTTTTCGGTATAGATTTCCCCCTCATATTCGATTGGGATCAGGCGTTCTTCGGTGTACCAGTTCTGGGCCAGGGCAACATACATCCTGCCCCGCTGCCTGATCATGCGACTATAGTTACGAATCTTGCCCCGGAGCATCGTGGCGGCTCTTTCGATGAGGGCCGCGATAGCTTTATATGCTATCACGTCTCTCCCTGGACCTTGCGCTTGCTCCAATTCAAATTGTCCAGCAACGATGGCGAACAAATCTTTGTAAACGCTTAGGATGGCAGGCAAATCTTGCGGGGGCTCCGGTCCGCTCATGTATCGGATCGCATTGGCCGCCATTTCGTTTGAGGGCTCTATGACGCTTGCGGTATTGGAAAATTCCGTGCTATCAACGCCGCTCGTCTTGGGATTGATGATCTTCAGTCTTGAAGCTTTGTCTTTGTAGTAGGTCCACTGGGAAATGGTTTTATTGATTTCAACTTGGAGGGTCTCAAGCTGCTCGAAGTCGCTCATGCCCCAGATGCAGTTGGGGTCCGTTAGCGACGGCGTCAAGCTGAATGGAAACTTGTCCCAGAGGTAGGTCTTGCGGGCAAGCTCCTTTGGGAGCAGCGGGTTGATCGACGGATTGGGACGATCGTCAAGGACCAGATGCCCGCCGTTGCAAACGGTTATGCATCTGATGCAGCCTGGGTATTTGGCTTCCCCTGTTTCTTTGTCAATAGTATAGTCCTTGACCCAGAACTCTGCGATCAAGCAAGTTTTATGATCACGTGTTGGGGCGATATCTTTGCCCACCAATGCCCGCACCACGCCCATTATCTTGGCCATGTAACTTCCGCTTTGATCTTTGCCGTAGACGAGTTCTTTTCTTGAGTCGGAGATCTCTTTGATCCATTCCTCATCCGGCTTGATCTCCTCTTTCTTCTCCGGCCACCTGAGTATTGCCTCCCACAGTGGCATGGGTCTGTAATGGACGACCACGGTTGCTTTTTGAATATCTTCGACGTCGCTCGGATAGATTCCGAAATAAAAGGGGTCTATAACGGAGACTTCGACTTCGCCGCCCTCCTCGCCACCGATGTTGAGCAAAACATATTGTTTTGTCTCAGGATTATAGGCTATCTCACCAGGGTAGTATGAGACCTTTTCAATGGTGCATCCGTACGTCTCGCCCTGGATGATTGATCTTTCCAAAACACTTTGTTGTTCCGTTTCATTCCACCAGTACTCGCAAGCTTTTACCAGAATGTCGTATTGGAGAGAGTCCGACATTCCTATCCTCGTCACGTCGAACGTAGGATTGTTGTCTGTGAGAAGATTTACTGTTCGCTGCCTATGAGCATGGAGCAAATTGGCTGTAAGGAGGCTGACGTTTTTGGGATTGAGTCGCCAATGTTTGTTCTTGCCAAGCTCGTAATGCCTGTTCCATTTGTCAGCTAAGCCCAAACGATTCTTTTCGGCGATGATATCGGCGAGAATTCTAAAAAGAGCCTGCCCAAGCTCGGGATCATTCTCGGGCGGGATCAGCGACTGATAATTGTCCGTCTGGGCTTCAATCGTCGATTCCAGCCCCATTTATGTCTCCTCCTTCCGGTGGTATTTCGACGGTGATTTCTCCACGGATGATCTTTTTGTCGGCTTCACCCGAAGGCTCGAGCTTTGGCCAACCACGGCGACCAGGCGGCTTGTGCGGCCTGGTCTGAGCCACTGCTTTGTATTCTTCTGGGAAGTGAGCCACTAGGAGATGCCGGACTTGAGTATGATGCGCCAAGCCGAAAAACTTCCTGATATCGTGTAATGTCATGCCGCCTTTGTACATCTCCAACATCTGGGCGGCTTTGTCTACCGGAGGTCGTTTGGAGGCACGTTCTTTCAAGCCGAACTCATCGAGGTAGAAAATCTTAGTAACCGGCGAATCGGGATCCGGTTCATAGAGAGTCAAAAGAACCTTATCGGGTCCCCCCGCTTGGCGTGCTTTTTGAATGTCCACCTCTGTCATGCACCAGATCAGTCTGTGGCATCTTGGACAAATCATTTCCTCCCACGTAGCGCCTGGCTGCCATGGGGGCTGTAGAATGCGATCGGGGTATAAGGAAAGGAACATATCCGGGTTAACAGGGCGTTTCAAAGCGGTAAGATCAAGGACAGTAGCTATTCTGGAATGCTCTCCGGGATGCTCTCCGTTGAGGCTGCATACCATACAATGGAGATAGGCTTTAATCATTGATCCTCCACGGTAGAAACTCTACCTGCGCTTGAGATATCACCAAAAGCTGCTTTTGTAAAGATGTCAGGTTCTTCCTCTCCAGTTGGCTTAGAGGATCCCTTTTCTTTCTGGTAAACGATGCGCATGTCATTGGAGCCAATCACTATCTTTGCAGAAGCACGTCCCAGGTAGAAGCCAATCAGGATGAGACCAGTGGTGAGAGACAGAACTGCCAGTATGACGAAGGGGATGTCTGCCGCGACAAGTTCAAAGCACAGTTGGTGCATAGTCAAACTCCTCTTCTGTCAGCTTGTAATCGTGAGGCATCTGAATGACTCCGAAGTCTGCGGCTCCGAATTCCGATCCCACGGTTGGAAAAATTTTTTGGCTTATCTCTCCCTCTCTCATGGCCAGGAACTCGAACTGATCTTGCATGAGGGGTTTTTGCAACTGTTCGATCCGGTAGTCCCAGAAGTGCCTGCGGTCTTTTGGAGCTTTAGCGAAGATGGGCCTGGCCATGCAAATTTGGGCGGCAGAGTCGTATGGATGGTCTTCGGCAGTGGTGTCAACCTGTTCTATGCGAAGAGGATCCATCGGTAAGGCAGCGATTGTCCGAATAAATTCCGTGCAGTTCTTGTAGACCACGAGCATCGGCATCTTACCGTCTTCGCGGACTCGCAATCTTTCTCGGAACTGCCTGAGTTTGAGATCGCGACTGGCATCGGCCTTGTTCAAGAAGATACCCTTGTTGGCAAAGATCTCGGCTGTGGAGGGGCCTTGGCCCCCGCCTTTGTAATCTGGCTTCTTGTTCCAGCAATCGTGTCCGGCAAGTCGCAGGATGGGTTTGTTTGTCAACCGCACGGTAAAATCTTTGAATTCCATTAGCCTTTCTATCTGGAGTATTCCCTCTGCGATAGCCGAATCCGTCAGACGGATGCCCTGGTTTGGCTGGCCATTCCAGCCATACCATTCCCAAAACAAATAAATTCGTCCATCAGCGTCAACCCACCACCAGCCGATATGGAAGGGCTTACCGTAACCCCAGTCGAAGGTCATGTAAATTGGCGCGTAGGACGGGATGGGCACGGGGTCAATCACGTGCGTAGCCACTGAAAACTCAGGGAACGCCTGCCCGAGGTAAATGTTCCAGTCGCCATCCCGATATGCCTTCCTCATGGCTTCAGGAAGGGTATTGAGTGAATCCCAGTAGGACTCATCCAAGTAGGGGTTGTCGTCGGCTTTTGACGGGATGTAGGCGAACTGGCTTCGGAGGTCTTTGGGTTTTAGAAATTCGTCAGGGAATTTCCTATCGATCCACAGCATCTTCACCCAGCCGTGCCCTACGCCGCCGGGGTTCGTGCCTCCTACGAATTGAGCTTCGATATCCGGGAGGTATTGCCATCTGAGTCGAGTCCTGAGCAGTGAGAACTTTTCGTAACTATTTTTGGTGAGTTCGTCAACCAGGATGGCGGCGAACTCAGCACTGGCGTACTTGGATGGGTCGTCGAGGTTACGAAAGCAGATGACCCCGGATCCCTTTTCCGGCGGGAGGATCCAGCATCTTCCATAGACCTTGTGGTCATCGTGTAGTTTGCCGAAGCCTTGATTTGTGAATTCGACTTCAATTTTGGAGAGTTGACGGTCTTTGAGGCTGGGGTAGTCTTCGCAAGCCAGCATCACTGCTGCATTGTTCCAGCCTTGTCTTTTCATCCAGAGGAGTCTTCGGAGAGCATACCATCGCAGCAGATAGGATTTGCCGCCGCCCATCGCTCCGCCGTAGAGGAGAAATTTGACTTTGCCACTGTCGAGCAAGCGGATAGCGTCCATCTGTCGCGGAGTGAACTTCGCTATTTCGGTATCGAAGTTGCGTCTAGCGACGGTGGTTTCTTTGGGGGACTCAGCTTCCACTATCTTGTTCCTCTTCTTGCTCAGGCGATTCCTTGGGTGGCTCAAGGAAAACGCCCTGGTCATTCTTTCGCATGTCTACTACGGATTCGGCCTCCAGCAAAGCCTTAGGTCCCTGTGGCAGGGGAGTTTCTCTTGCGACGACCAGAAGGATTTGGTCTGGAGAGTCCGAAGCTAGGGATGGCAGTTCTTTGAGTCTGCGGATCTCCGCCGAGAGTTCGAGGGCTTGGATCTTTGGGTGCATTTCGACTCTTGTGCGTCTGATTATTTTGCCGTCGTTACCGATTATTTCTTTCTGTTCGATGATCCTTATGGTGCGTTGGTCCTGTTCGCTGATTTCGGAAAAGGGTTTGACTTTGAGCTCAGCTCCCTCAAATTCAACAATCTTTGCTATGTTGGACATAGCCAAGTTATCGATTTCTTCTAAGATTTGTCTTGCGTTGAATTTGGATGCAGAGGCTATGGCTTCATTGTAATTGAGCAGGTATTCTCTCACCTTCGGATTCTTCATCAACCTATGCGCGGCGGCTGTGGCAGTGATAGCTGAATAGCCAGCACGTAAGGCCGCTTCTGTCTTGCTCATGGCGGGGTTAGCTTTGAGGGCGTTGACGAACGCCATCTGCCGTTCAGTCAGTCCTTTCCAGTTCATTGGGGCAGTTTCTTGTAGTTCTTTTATTCTTTCGGGTGTGTATACCTTCGGAGGGCCGATTGGCTTTCTGGGTTTCTCATATCCTCGTTTATATGGATACAATCTTCCGTCAGGAGTATAGTTTTTTGAGCCAGCCATCGTTCACACTCTCAATCTTTCTTTGCTAACGGCTTTGAGGGCAGCCACATCTTCTCGTATGCTTCTGGTAGCTTCGTCCGAGGTTTGCAACTTATCATGGAAGTACTTCACAAGAGAATCGACTTTCTCGAGGAACATAATTGTTTGTTCGTCGATCTTTTTGTCCAAGTTGTCGATTTTCTTTTCTATCCTGTTGTTATCTTCCGTCCAGTTAGCTCGGCATTCCGATCTGTAAGTTCTACATGACTCAACGAACCTATCCAGTTGTTGTTCTTGGGCAAGCCGTATCCTTTCAAACTCTCGTTCGGTTTTAGAGCGGTAAGATTCCAATTCCGCAACCGTATCGTCGAGGTTTGCTTTCATGTTTCTAACTTGAGCCTTCATTATGCCCCATGCCATTGCAAGGGCTGCGATGGTGGTGCATATGGTTATTGCCGTCTCCAGAGTGATATGCATCGGAGTGCCAGGCGTCAGGGATTGCGTCGTGTAATCTCATAGAGGCCTACTGCCGTCGCTCCGAGCATAAATCCGGCGGCGATGTAGTCAACCACGGCGGCGAATGTCGTGGTTTCTCCACGGTAGAACATAGCGATTATGCCGAGAACGATGCCCGCGAAGATGGCGATCCACGGCTTGATTTTGTCGCCGAAGTTGTAGCTTGAGTAGATGAGTCTCAGAATGACGGAAAGAAGGGCCGATGCTGCGAACTTTCCTATTTCAAACTCGGTCATTTCATTTTTCCTCCTTTACGTTGTGATAGACGGTTGTCTGGAGACGCCTGTCATTGCTTCGAGTTCCTCTCTTTCTAAACTTGCAAGGACAATGAAGTCGGGATCATACCGGATGTCGTATGGGGAGACCAATTTGTTATAGAGCGGAAGAGAGTTGGTCCATGGTTTGCCCAAGATCTGCTGGATGTGAGCGCTGAAGGAGGAGCATACCATTTTCTTCTTGTCGCTCCAGTCCGAGGAAGAAATGCCCAACTCATTCATGAGATGGGCGACCAGTTCCCATTCGTCATAGCTTAGTCGTTGGATGACCATTCTCTCGATCCAGCGGAGGGCTTTTCGTTTTCGTCTGGGGGACACGGCCTTATTGTCTTTGTGAATGCCTATGACGATGCCGTAGATTTCGCGAGGGTCAATCTCGTACATCGTCCAGTACCGAGCGCAAGGTTCGGTCATTTCGGCACCCACCACCATTCGTCGGTCAACGGAGAACAGCACCTTTCTGACGTGGGAGGGTCCGCCTTTGGTGGCTATTGTGATGCTTTCCGAAACAAGGCCGTAGCCCCAAGTGAGGACATCCGCCCAAGGGACGCAATGAGCTTTGAGCCACGTATAGAATTCTCTCACCAGTCTTCTCCTGCTTCAAAGTGGTATGGATCGTGTGGGGTTTTCCATCTTCCTCCCCATCGGCCTCCGAGTGATTCCCAAAAGCGTCCGAGCTCTTCGTATCTGGGATCGTCTCTCCATCGTATTTCATCTGGATCGATTTTGCCATCTTCGTTGACATCATCGATCAAGGCGAAGTCCATGGCAAGCCATTCTTGGTGCTTGGAAAATCTGACTTTGCTTTTGCCTTCCAAGAAAAGCCTGGTTTGTTCTTCTTGTGTGCGGTGGAAGGTGAAGCAGATGACTTGAATCTCATTTTGGGCGGCGAAGTCGAGGAGCTTAGCGATGCAGAATAGGAATTTGACGCGCTTGGGGATCTTTGCTAGTGCTGGGGTAGGCGAGTTCATTGATTCCCCCTCCCCTGAATTATCTCTTTTGATATCGCTTTTTTGTGCCGGAGTCAATAGGGGTCAAGTGGGTTTTGGGTTGGGGTTTCAAGGGTCGAGGAGGGCGCAGTTGGTTTATGGACAATCTGGCTTGGTGAAGTAGTGGGATGCCTCTTTCTTGGAACATAGCGATGAGTTCGGTGGGGCTGTCGCAGAAGACTCCTATCCCATTTCTCCTGTTTATCTGATATAGAAATTCGAGCTGAGCGGTTTCTGTTTTGGTGAGCTGTCGTGATGCGTTGTCGGGTGGGATCTTTCCGGGGGCTTTGACTTCTATGCCGAAAAAGACGCCTATGGTTTCGACCCCCCGGTCGAGTAGAGAGCGGATATTGACGGGGATGAGGCCCACGAAATCGGGTATGCCCGGGGGCATGAAGGGGTTCCCCCAGTTTTTCCAGAAAAGCGCGCCCGAGAGACTGAGGACCTGTTTGATACCATCGGCGACGAGCTTTTCCTGAACTTTGCTTGAATTGGGGTTGGGTCTGCGCCGTGGCTTTTTGTTACTGTTGGGAGTCGGCGGCATTTGTTTTCTCCTGTTGCTTTAGTTGGCGCTGTGCCATTTTTTGGCGACGTCTTCGTTCGGCGCAGTCATCGCAGTAGAGGTTTCTGTGTCGCCTGATTTCACTCCTGCGCCGCCATATTTCCGTGCGGCAGTCTTTGCATAGAGTTTCCCTCCATGCCTGGCCCTTGTCAGTGGGCACTCCTCTTTTGTTGAGGATTCGGCGGACGTGGGTGCCGCTGAGCCCGAAGTAAGAGGCTATCCTCTCAGAGCTGAGGAGTTGATCGACGTAGAGGGTGACGATCTCGTCGTTCCTTTCCTTGTGTCTTTCTTTGGGGACCTTGGGCTTTTTCAATTTGACTCACCTCCCCCTCGTTGGAGTGGTTCTTGTGGCATCAGTTCTACAATGCCCTACATGTTGGGAAATGTCAATCCCAAAAAATCGCTTGACATAGGTGGGGAGGGTCTGTAGAATCTCGGCCCAGTTTGGTCCTCTGTCTAGCTTTGGGGGGTCAAACTCTTGAGAATACAAGATATTGTGGAGAGAAAGGAGGGGAGAGATGGACGTGAGCAAGATGGTGGAAGAGTGGTATGAGCGGCACGGGTCTGACTTGGTGGAATGTCCTTTGTTCATCAAGCCTGTGCGGCGTTGTGTGGCCAGGGCTATCAAGGCACGGCCTCGGTCATTGCGGCTCGATCAGCTTTTTGCTAAGAGTCACTCTGGGACGGGCGGTTGGGACTATCTGATTGGGGTCAACAGGATGGACACGTTTTTAGTGCGTCCGAAGGAGTGTCTTTCGAGTTGCAAAATTTGTTCAAAAAAGTCCTCAAAAGCCCCCCGTTCAAACCGTCAATATTCTGACGCACGGTGCCAATCTTTTGACGCCCCTAAAATTGCCCGAAAAAGCCCCCAAAGGTTGACAATTGCCTCAAAAAGCACCTCTCGCCGTCGTTCGGCAAAGTCTCGAGACACCTTTAACCGTGATTCAAGCGTGGGAGTTGATTCAGATTGTATTCATGTTCGTACAGTTCCAAACTGTTCCCATATGAGTACAATCTCAAAAAACGATTCCCACGATGATTCAGAGGTTCGGGGTGTCGCCTAAATGAAAAAGGTTAACTCAACTCAATTGCCGATCACATTGGTGTCAAATCTATTTATGCAAAACGTCTGTTCTTTGCTCAAAAAAGGGTTTTTCGCACCCATAGCCCCTTCGGAGACCCTTCGAAGCCCCTCCGAAGGCCCTTCCAAGGCCCTTCGTATAGCCTACCAAAGGAGGTAAGGAATGAGGCAGTATTCCAAAATCAGCCCGAACTTCTGGACCGGCAAAACAGGTAAGGAGATTCGCAAGTTAGGCCCGGAGGTCCAGGTGATAGCTCTGTATCTTTTGACGTGTCCGAATTCCAATATGTTGGGTTACTACTATTTGCCTTTACCAGTGCTTTGCCATGAAACTGGAAGCCCCTTCGAAGGGGCTTCGAAGGGCCTTCGAAGCCTAGAAAAAATCGGTTTTGCCTATTATGACCCGGAATCTGAGCATGTTTGGGTCAAAAAAATGGCGCTCCATCAAATCGGCCCCGATTTGCAGCCTAGCGATAATCGTATCAAAGGACTAGAGAAAGAGATTCGGTCTTTACGTAAGGGGGCGTATTTCAACGACTTTCTTGCTTTCTACAAAGACCGTTTTCACCTCAAAAACATAGAGCCCCTTGAAAGCCCCTCCGAAGCCCCTTCGGAGCCCCTCCCGAGCCCCTCGGGAGCCCCTCCGAAGCATAGAGATAGAGATAGAGATTTAAAAAATAAAAAACACAGTACTTTTGCTCCGAGCGCTTTCGAAAACAACCAAAACCGCTCGGAGCCGCCTGTCCATATTTTCGACATTCTTTCAGACCCAAATCTCCAACACCAAGAGAACCTCCAGGGCGAGGATGAAGCCAGTGACCCCACGCTCTTCCTCCCCGAGAAAGCAGAAGAGAAAAAGATTCCCCCCACCCGTAGAAAAAGAACCACCACCACCACCAGCACCACAGCAGCAGCCACGGCGAACGACTCGCAGATCGATGCCCCCCCTCCCGTAGTCCTTATCCCCCTCACAGACAAATCCGAATTCGCAGTCTCACAGGCCATGGTGTCAGAGTGGAGCGAGGCGTTCCCAGCTGTTAACATCATCCTGGAACTCCGTAAAATGCGCCAATGGTGCCTCGCTCATCCCCAGAGACGTAAAACCAAACGCGGCGTCAAAGCTTTCATCGTCTCATGGCTCTCAAGAACCCAGGACAAGGGAGGATCCCTCAACGGCAACGGCGGATCACTCGAAGACCCCTGGAGCGCCTGGAAGGAAAAACTCCAACTCCAACAACAACAACAGCAACGACTACAGCAGCAAATTGAGGAGCAAGAGGAGGAGGTGCCACTATGATCAACGATACCCTGTTCCAAAGCGAAATGAACAAGCTCATGGATCGCTTCGCCTGCAAACTAAAACCGGATCAGATAAACCAATACTGGGAAAGCCTCCGTAACCTCGACCCCAAGGCCTTCCGCTCCGCTGTCTCCACCCTCCTCGCCGACGATAACGTCTCCCGCTTCCCACTCCCTATCTCCATCGAACGCCTCGCCAATAAACTCACCTCCACTTCCTCCGAAGACCAATCACACTCAGAAGAATACATGAAAAACCGCATCGAAATGCTCGAACGCTACAGAAAAAAATACCAGGACCTCTACGACCAACAGTTCCTCCAATACGGCCAAGCCACCGGCCACGTAGAGTCCAAACTCAAATGGCTCTCAGATGAACTCTATAAACTCAAACCCTATAACTCTAATAATCCCAATCACTTGGATCACTAGAACAAAAAAAGAGGCCTCTAAAACGCGCTAGAAGCTCCAAAAACCACAGGGGAGGCATAAATGTAGGGGGAAGAAAAAAACTCCTCGCCTGGAGCCAGAGAGAGGGCAAAATCGGGGGGATTCGCCAAAGAGCTGAACCCCGAAATCGAAAACCTATACCGACTTCCGAGAGGGGGATGGGACCCATACCCCTCCGGCTACCCCTCTTTTTTCCCCGGGTTTTTGGGTCCCCTGAACGGTCTAGTTGCCGCGGAGGGGGTACGCCCGGGGGCGCGGGAGACGGGGAATGCGGGGGGGTGGGCGGGTGGTGGAGGCGTAGACGGCGGATCTGCGGCCCATCTCGGGCGAAAAGTTAACATAATGTATATTATCCGACTGTGTAGGGATTCCCTACACTGCCACACTGTGGTGTGTAGGGAAACGCAACACAAGCCCGACTGAAACGCTCAAACTAACAACTATTAACACGCGCTAACCCCTCGAAGTTATTAATGTTTTCGCCCCTCCATCCCTCTTTCTTGTGACATTTTGTTGCTGCCGTATCATTTTATATACTTCGTCGCGCCCCGTCCGCCAACCAGATTACCGGAAAGCGCACGGAAATCGCTCAGTTCCGAGTTGTTATTAGTTGTTATTTTTTGTTGTGCCCCTCTTCTGTGGTGGTCTCCCCTGGTCCCCAGAAAAAAAAGAAAAAAAAATTCGTGACCATGCATTTTTTGCTTGACAAGGTGGGATGCATATGGTATGTTATTGACAAACATAAAACTTACTCAAAGGAGGTGTGCGATGTACGAAATCACGATTAAAGTCAGGAAAAGCGACGGGGCGGACTACCCCGCAGAATGCGCACTCTGCGGGGCCCCCGCGGAGCTCGCGCACTATCGCATTCTGGCCCCCGAAGGGGGCCTCTCCGGGGCAGTGTGTGAGGACTGCCTCGG